TCTAGAATTTCTACCAATTCGACTTGTTCAGTAACATTTTTCTTTTGAATTAAAGAACGTACGTGTGTTGCAACACCAGCTTCAGATTGCTCATTTATAATTGTTATACGGCCTTCTGTGGCAATGAATTGATCAACAACAGGAATGTCAGCTAAAGGTACCGTACTGATTCTATCGCCCTTTAAAAAAGAAATACATTCTTTTCCAGTAACCATTGATAAATCTGCAAAAGCATTAGAAAGTTCTAAAGAAGAACTATCCACGATTACAGGTAAAACGTTTAGTTTTTTATTTTGATAATTTATTTTGAGCGTAGCTATTACTTCTTCCGCAAATGAGCGAGCTATTATCACTAAAGGTATATTGTCTTGTTTGGATAATTGTTGTAGAACAGTATGAATTTCACCAACAGACTCAACAGAACCATCTATAACAAAAACTTTACATTTAGAAAATTTCCATAGCTTTTGGTTGCCTAAAAAAAATAAATGCGGTGACAAAGCAAAACTACAACCTTTTGTCTGTTCTATTTTGTAGTTCGATCCATAGGTATCCTCTACAATAATTTTATCAACAGTTCCAGCCAACAATAAAGTCTCAAATAAAACGGATTTTGATTTTTCATCAATTTTTATATCATTTATTAAAGTTCTTAGTTCACCAATCGTTTCAATATTATTAATAAATTCAGAATTATATAAAAATAGATTATTATACTCTTCAATCAATTCATCAGCAGATTTATTCAGTTTTAAATCATGGATTTGGAACAACTGTATCCATTCCAAACAAATTCTAATAAACCATTCTACATCGTTTGTAGAAACAGATTGAACTTTTCTTGAATAGTCAAGTAAAAGTTCCAATAGAATTTTTTCAGATTCAGATTTTGGAGTAATATCATACAAAGTATTAATCATTTGATTAAATGATTGAAATTCAATTCTGTTTGAAACAGAAGAAATTACATTTCTTTTTTTATCTAAAATTTTTTCTATTAATGAAATCAATGAATTTATTTGAGAAAACCATTTGTTTTTTTGAACAAATTGATTACATGAAAAAATGTCTTTTGTGTCCGAACTGATCATTCTAATTACCAATGAAATTGTAGCGAGACAATAAAAAAATGCCTAACGATGATAAACAATTAATCGACTTGCTTGGTAAGATAGACAAAAAACTTGATGCTTCTTCAGAAGGCAAAGCAAACCTAGATAAAACTTTAGAAAAGGTTTTATTTCAAATGGAGCGTATTGAAGATGAACAAAAAAATCTATATGTTGAACAAACAAAAGCAGTTGGTCTTCTGAATGATCCTACAAACGGTTTAGTAGTTCGTGTAAATAAAATAGAAGACACGCTGAAAAGAATGACAGAAGAGGTAAGCCCTTCTGATCCTAACACCAAAAAACATAAAATTCAAAGAGAATTATTGGTTGATAGCATCCAACAATCCTATGATACAATGAAAAACAATGTTGTTGATTTGGTTGAGTGGAAAGAATCAAATGAAGAAGTAATGAAAGAATTTCAAAGTTTCAAATCTTGGAAAGAAAACATTACTAAAATTTTTTGGATAATTTCAACAACGATGTTAGGGCTGTTGGCCAAAACTGTATATGAATTCATTATATCAGTAAGACATCATTGATAAATCATTCTAAAAAAATTTTATAGTACATGAAAAAAAAGAAAAAAACAGCAAAAGAAATTTCTAAAGAAAACCTAGAAAAACTTTATGAAATCTATGATACTAATTTTTATTCTACTCATGAACTTGACGAAGCATTAGAGAAAAACAATTCTAGAATTAAATTAGTTGTAAATCCATTAGAGTTAGAAGAACTAAGAAATTGTTTAATGCAATGGAAGAAAATAAAACTAATTGTTAACATTGTTGAAAAAGAATTTTTGGATAATGTCACAAAACGCAATATAAGTGCAGGCATAAGATCAAGAAAAGGTTTTAGAGAATTAAAAAAACTAATTCATGATTTACAAATCAAAATGGAAATTATGGATAGAAAAAAAGATGAAGATAGACATCAACATAATATAATTTTATCCGAAATATCAGATTCTATCATTGATCCTGACAACAAAGAAGAACTTATTTTTCTTCCAACACAAGAACCAGAATCTTTTATTCATGATGATTTAAATAAATTTAATGGACTTTCTAGAAACACGAAAACTAAAAAATTTGTAAAAAAATCTATTTCACACAACATTAAAACAGAAAAGAAAGAAACCAATGAGTAATAGAGCCGCCAGAACAGAAGTTTTTGAACTTGGACTTGATCCAAAACAAGCACATTCACCACAACAATTAGAAGAAGCCAGAAAACTTGTTTGTGTAGAAGAAACACCGTTAGATGCAACACATGATGTTTTAGAAACCTGTGTTGTTCACGATAATGAAAGTTTGTTAGCTATACATGACCCCATTGACCACACAGCAATAAGAGAGAGAGAGATAGTAGATAAAGAAGAAGAAAAACTAAAGCAAAAAGAAGAAGAGGTTTCTAAAACAGTTTCTTTGGAAACCAAAACAGATTTATTGGAAGAAGTTAGTTCATCAGCTACAAAAGAAGAAGAAAAACCAGTTGTTGTTGAAGAAACTCCTAAACCACGTAAACGTTCTAAAAAATCAGAAGAATAAAATATCAATATTAAAACAAAATACCTTCAAAGATTTTCGTCCTTGAGATATCCTGATTTGACAACATTAACTAGCTTAAGGAAACCCAACTAAATGAAGAAAAAGATATTTGTACTCGATACAAATGTTCTCTTAAACGATTGCAACGCCATTCATTCTTTCAAAGAACATGACGTTGTGTTACCTCTTATGGTTTTAGAGGAATTAGACAATCACAAAACCAGATTAGATGAAGCTGGAAAAAACGGCAGAGAATCTGTAAGGAAGATTCTAGAACTTAGAAAGCTCGGAAGTTTGTTCGATGGAGTTTCTCTTGGAGATAAACGTGGTAAATTTTTTACTTATGCAAACTCTAAATCTAACCAACAATTGTCTTCTACATGTATAGTAGACCATGAAATAGAGAAACCAGAAAAAAAAGAAGATCAAAAATCTTCTAGTAAGAAATTAAAAAAATCTACTAAAGAGAAGAAAATTGAAGAAACTGAGAAATGTGAAATTGTTGCTCACAGAGCCACTTTCAATATTCCTGAAGAATTTTCTGAAGACAAAAACGATAACAGTATTTTACTTTGTTGTTTAGAACTCAGATCAAAATTTCCCAAACAACAAATAGTTTTAGTAACAAATGATGCTTTGTTGCAAATCAAAGCAGATGCAATTGGCATTTTATCAGAAGAATACAAAAAATTCAACACAGCAGAAAGTGCTGACGACATGTATTCTGGAGTTGAAACTATTCAAGTTACTGATGCATTTATTGATAATCTTTATAATCATGAAGGCTCTGTAGTTCCTTTAGAGTTTTATGACCAATATAAATTTTCTGCAAATCAATTTCTTGTATTAAAGGGTAAGTCACAAGGCAAGTCTGCTATTTGTCGTTATACAGATTCTTCAAGGCCACTTAAAAAAGTAGACATGAATAAAAAAGTTTGGAATATTTCTCCAAAGAACAAAGAACAAGCTTTAGCTGTTGATTTACTAATGGATGAGAACATTCAACTTGTTACTTTAACTGGCAAAGCTGGTTCGGGGAAATCATTACTTGCATTGGCGGCAGGACTACAACAAGTTCTTGAACAAAAGAAATATGAAAAAATAGTAATTTTGAGACCAGTACAGTCTTTAGGAAAAGAACTTGGATTTCTTCCAGGCTCAGAAGCAGAAAAACTTGCACCTTGGATTGAACCAGCAAAAGACAACTTAAGATTTCTTCTAAGAGAACCTTCTAGTGGTATTGAAGAAAAAGGTGGCACCCTTTATACAAAAAAGAAAAAATCAAATAACAACAGTATTTTCGGTGACAACAATTCCGGTTTCAACAAAGGCGTTGATGGTATTTTAGGTAGATACTTTGAGGATGGAACAATTGAAATTCAAGCCATGAGCTATATTCGTGGCCGCACAATTCCAAATGCTTTTTTCATTATTGATGAAGCACAAAACGTTTCACCACATGAAATCAAAACAATTCTAACAAGAGCTGGTGAAGGAACAAAAATTGTTTGTACTGGCGACGTAGAACAATTAGACAGAATGGAGTTTAACTCTACTTCTAATGGTCTTGCTGTTGTAATTGATAAATTCAAATCGCAATCAATTGCTGGTCACTTAACTCTCCTAAAAGGAGAACGCAGTGCATTAGCAACAATCAGTTCACAAATTCTTGCTTGATCAATATCTTTTTCTAAACTAAGCTATATTGTTTACAACAAGGACCAAGACAAACTTGGTCCTTTTGTTATTTAAAGTTATTCAAGAAAACTAAACATGGCCCCTTCACAAAACTACCCAGGAAATCGTGCCCGTTATAAAAAAGTATACGGTCGTGTTGCAGTCCAACCAAATTATCAAACATTTATTGATCCTGTTACAAACGGATTAAAAACACTCGATTTCAATTTGATTAACAAGGAATATAACATGTATATAATTCCTGGGTCTAGTTCAATCCAATATATTCCCCCACCACCTGTAGATAGCGCTGAATGGGATGATGCTTGTATGTTTGTTGATAATCTTACTGGAACAACAATTACGTTTTCAGCACCATTTAGTTCATTGCCATATGTAACACTTTATTTGGAAAACCCAGAGATTTTAGTAAACCCATTTATTGTTAATAATGGAATAACAACATCAACTTGTCAAGTAGGATTTTCTGGCATTTATCGTGGTTGGATATGTTGGCGTGCAATTTATTCTCCAACATATCCAACCACTGTTTTATCAACTTATCAAGTTTCTGCTGGTAAAGAAGTATATAATAATGAGTTCAGTAGAAATATAAATTATAGTGCTTTTTCAACCGAACCAAAAATGTTCGGAACATCAGAAGATACAGCAAACAACGGTATGGCTGATGTTTTTGTAAGTTCTGGAACAATTGGATTAGCAAACACAACAGTAAATGTAAGTTCTATGTTTAGTGGATCAGTAAATTGGATTACAATTGAAAACAGTTATCCCACTTAATGCGAACTAGGTATTTATTGAAAAGAATAAAATAATATGCCATTAGATTTTAGAGCCGACCAAATCCAAGTAGGTAAGTTGATTCCATCTGCAAGCAATGGAACAAATGCAAAACTTTTAATTTATTCTGCTTCTGCCGATGCTGCACCTTACAATCAAGGAAACATTAATTCTGCAAGATTTAATACGTCAGCAATTGGCACAGATACTTTTATTTATATTTCTGGAACGAGAGCAACGAGCGCTACAACTTTAGCAGCATCAACTTCTAAAGCTGTCTTTGGTGGCGACATACATGCTTCTGGGTCAATTGTTGTTGAAGGTTTTGATTCTGGTGATCAAAATGTTTTAATTATTGGAAACAGAACAATTTCTACTCCTAACAATGTTAGCAACAACACCATTAACATATCTCCGGGTACAAAAAACGATGGTGGCTTTGGTGGTTCTGTAAGAGTATTTGGTGGAGATGGAATCAACGGAACCAATACTAGCGGAGGTAACATAACATTAGCTGGTGGTACTGGTGGGTCAACCACAGGCAACGGTGGCAATGCTACGCTTGTTGGTGGTCAAACTTTCTTTGGTCAGGGACCACCCTCTACAGGTAATGGTGGTAATGTTTACATTGGTGGTGGTCTTACCAACAATAGTAACACTTATGGATATGTTTCGATTGGCGAAAAATCTGCTGTTGGTACATCATTTACAAAATTTGTAGGTGTCAATCTTGATGCTGCAAATCACATTACTGGCTCCGATAAATCATTCATTGTTTCTGGTACAGTAAACGGTAGAAGAACTGGTGGAAGAAATGTTGCTGTATTTGAAGGCGATCTTGTTGTTTCTGGTAATTTATATGTTTCTTCATCAATCTCTGGATCACACCACAAACTTTATAACGGCCTGGACTTTTTAGTTGCAGGTAGTAATATCACAATTACTACTGGTACGAATGGTCAAGTAACAATTTCTTCAACTGGTGGCGGCGGTGGGGGAAACCAATGGATTGAAGGAGTTCCTTCTCCAAGACTAAGAACAACTGCGTCTGTTTCCATTTCTTCTTTATCGGAATTTGCTCAAGATAAAGGTTCTGACATATGGTTTTGGGTTTCAGGAACCCAAGCAGCTAACACAACAGAACTTACCCAATCTATGGGTAGAAAAGCAGTTTTTGGTGGAGATGTACTTCATTCTGGTTCTGTTATTATTCAGGGATTGGCTTCTGGACAAAACAAATTATTGTTGTCTGCCGGAAGTATTTCTACACCATCTTATATTTCAAGTAATGATCTCAATATCAGTGTTGGAGAGAAATCTTCTGGAACTGGTGGTGGTTTAACTCTATCCGCTGGTAACAGTCCTGCTTCTGGTGGGCAAGTCATTATATCTGCTGGTAATGGCACTGGTACAGGCGAATCGACTGGTGGACTTGTATCGATTTACAGTGGTTATGGTTCTGATTCTGGCGATGGTGGATCGGTTAACATTATTGCTGCAAACGGTGGAGACGCTGTTACTGTTACTAGCGCAGGCAATGGTGGTGATGTTACTATTGGTGCAGGTAATGGTGGAGTAACCGCAAACGGTGCAACCAGTTCTGGTCGTGGTGGTAACTTAACACTTTATGCTGGTAATTCAAACAATTATGAATCAAATCCTGTAGCAAGTGGTGGTGGCTCAGTATCAATTACTGCTGGGCAAGGTGCTACAGGTTTAACAGGAAACAGCCCAGGTGGTGATGGCGGCACAATTTCTATTATTGCAGGTCCATCAGGTTATGCTGACGGTACAGGCGATCTTGGTTATGGTGGAAATGTTCTTATTTCTGCTGGTTATAATGCTTCTGCCAATAATCATTATGCAGGTTATGTTGGTATTGGTGACAAAGTTGCCAGTGTTACGAAATTCGTACATGTAGGTTTAGACAGTTCAACAGACTTGATTACTGGATCAGATGGATTTTTTATTGTTTCTGGTGCAGTAAATGGAAGAAACAATGGTCTTCGCGGCGTTGCAGTATTCAAAGGTGATGTTGTCATTTCTGGAAACCTTTATGTTTCTTCATCTATTTCAGGATCACATCACAAACTTTATAATGGACAAGATTTCCTAGTAGCAGGTAGTAATATCACAATTACTACTGGAACAAATGGCCAAGTAACAATTTCATCTGCTGGAGGTGGTGGAGGCGGAGGTAATAACCAATGGGTTGAAGGTACACCTTCCCCAAGACTGAGAACCACCGCATCTGTTTCTATTTCTTCTTTGTCTGAGTTTGCTCAAGATAAAGGAGCTGATGTATGGTTCTACGTATCGGGAACCAAATCTGACACATTCAATGATTTAACAAGCTCTTTTGTAAATCAACGCAGATCAGTATTTGGTGGCGACGTTGTTGTTTCTGGAGCCATGAGTGTTGGTGGTTTAGGAATTGTAGACAACAAATTACTATTAGGTGCAGGTACTATCAGCACTCCTGGGTTTATTACAAACAATAACCTTGACATCTCTGTTGGTGAAAAATCTATTGGTGGTGGCGGTGATTTAACTCTGTCTGCTGGTGATGGATATGCACAAGGTGGTCAGGTTATTGTTAGGGGTGGCAATGCTACAACTGGACCAAACAATGGTGGTAGCGTAAGCATTTTTGGTGGTACTCCTTATGGCGGCGGAAACGGCTCTGGTGGCGATGTTTATATTGCTGGTGCCCCTGGTGCTGATTCTGTAACACCATCCACTTCTGGTGGCCCTGGCGGCGCCATAAACATTGTCGCTGGTCACGGCGGAAACTCAAATCAAGTTATTACTACAGCAGGATATGGTGGTTCCATCAATATTCAAGCTGGTGATTCAAACACATATGTGCTAAATTCTTATGCAGCATATGGTGGTTCTGTTAATATTCAAGCTGGTCAAGGTGCTACAGCACTTTCTGGCGACAATCCTGCTGGAGATGGTGGTACAATTACAATCATTGCAGGCCCTACAGGACTTGCAGCAGGCGCAGGGGATGTTGGATTTGGTGGCAACGTTCTTATCTCTGCTGGTTATAACGCCAACAGCAATAATGATCGTGCGGGTTATATTGGACTTGGCGACAAAGTTACAAGCGTCACAAAATTCGTCCATGTTGGACTCGATTCAACTATAGATTTGATTACTGGCTCAGATCAATTCTTCATTGTTTCCGGTACAGTAAACGGTAGAAGAACTGGCGGAAGAAATGTTGCTGTATTCCAAGGAGATGTGGTTATATCAGGAAACTTGTATGTTTCCTCATCTATTTCAGGATCACATCATAAACTTTATAACGGTTTGGATTTCTTGGTTGCAGGAAACAATGTTACTATTATTACTGGTACCAATGGTCAAGTAACAATTTCTGCTACAACAGGTTCTTCATCGGGATCAGTTACTCTTCCAACTGGAAGTTTAATTTCTTTAGGATTAGTAGATTATAAATCCTCAAATGCTACTGATTCAAGCCCTGAAGCTGTTGGTCAATATTCTCTTGACACGAACCTGTATACTGGAAGTATCTATGCTAGATTCACACTAGCAACAACAAACGCTGCGTATTCAGCCTCAATTCAGTTAGCCAATATTTCTTTGGGCCAATTAGTCGAAATTGGTGGACCTGGAATAACAAAACTTACCACAAACAACACTACACCAACTTTATTGCAGTCTGTTGATCTAAAAACCGCTGGTAATTTTACTTCCGGTGAAGCGATTTATGAAGTTCGTGTATTCACACAAAACAGTTCTGCACAAGCAGTTGTTGGTGGCGGTGAATTTAGAGTAACGGCTTCGTTAGCTTCTTCAATACCAACAATTCAATATGTATCAGGATCAGGATTCCCTGACAGTCCACTTCCTAGAATGGAATGGTTGGATACTGGACTAGTAAGCATTGTTTCTTCTGTGAACAACAATGTCGCATTAGACTATTGGAAAAAACCAATACGTATTACATTCCAAGATGGAATTCAAAGAGTTTATAGTTCATCAAATCTTCTTGATGTTATGTTTATTACATCAACTGTTGTTGGGCCTTATGGACTTGATCGACTTTCTTCAATGCAATCTAGAGGTGGAGATCAATGGTACTATGTTTATTTGATTCCTTCTGGATCAAACAATGGAACAGAAAAACTTTCTATAATTGCTTCAACTTCGGCTCCTTCTGGCGTATTCGGAACCGATACATATGGACCTGATGGATATACCAACTTCAGATACATTGGACCACTGTTTTATAAAACAACAGGAAAAGGTGTTGCTGGTATTGAAGTATTCAAACAAAATGATAGCAAAACTTTTATTTTCAACAATGGCTATCAAATTTATTCAACAAATTCAACAATGGATGCAAACATATCGCAACCAACTACTGCATTCAATTTGATGACCACACCTACTTTTCCGCCTTCTCCAACAGTATCAAAAATATTTGGAGACTTGGTTTTGAATATGTCTGGTGCTGTGACTGTTGATAGCGTTGAACATCAAATATTCACAAATGGTGGTTTAAGTGCTTTTACTTCTCCTACATGTAGAACAAGAGTAAACGGACCTTATAGAAAATCTATAAACCCTGTTGTGATTCCAGTTGGATATGTCCGTGAATATCACAGTTGGGCAATGAATTATAGAACAATTCAAGATTCAACTGCGTGGCCTGCGACTGCTGCTTATACAGCATCTTTGCAATGGACAGGTTTTGAAGACCAATATCTAACAGATTACATTCAAACAAATTCTTTAACTGGATCAATTGGTGGACAAATAAACATCGGAGGCGGTGGAGTAAACGTCTCTAGCCAGCCAACTATTTTACTTGCAAACACTGAAATTACTGACTTGGGAGATACCTCAGAAGCCATTGTTGGAGGCGACGCTTACTTTGCTACTGAAGTTGGTGGTACAACCAAAAAACTCAGAGTTTGTATGGCATCAACAGATGGAGTCCATAATGTTCAAGTTCGCTTATATAATCCAGCTACAGGATTATATGTTTCAAATTTGAACGGTGGTAACAACTATCTCCAAACCACTTCTTCAAATGGTGTTGTTCTAGAAAGTTCCAACATCAGTGCAGAACTAACAAGCGGACAATTTTATCAATTACGTTGTACTCCAACCCACGTTGATACACAAGCAATTGTTTATAGCGCAAGAATTCACGGTAATTAATAACATGTCTGTAATACACGTATCAAACACACCATTATTCACTGGTCCTTGTTTCAACGTTCAAAACATCTATTATAGAAATTATATGATGATGTTTAAAGAACTTGCAAAAACGGCGGGATGGAGAGTTTTGCAATCCTGGGATGGAATGGCCACTTTTTCTTCTTCTGGAGATGTATTGGTGAATACCAACATTGGTTCCAACAATAGCGGAAATCCAAATTTTTATCTAACATCAGCAAACACTGGTGTAAATTTGCAATCCGGTTCATTATCAAATTATAATTCTGGATTTATTTTAGCACCACCAGCAGGTGTACCTTCTAATTTATATTTTGAAATTAGTTTTCAAATTTCTAACATTGTAGAGGGATCATTAAACAGCAATTATCTTGGTGTTAGAACAAGATTTAGTCGCGCAGGATTTTTCCCTGTAACAAATGCTCTTATTCCGCCAAGTGACATGTCTGGTGTTGAGACTGTTTTGTTTGGCGATGGAACTAACATAGCACCATCTAACAGCGTATGGTGGGTAAATGGTGTTCTTTTTACCGGAGTCATAAACATGGGTGTATCTGACGATGCAACAAACCCATTTTTTTGGCTTGGAATTAATACACAAAACACAAACGATAGCAGAATTTTTGGATTCGTTGATTGTTTAACTCAGTTAGTATCAACAGGATCATACGGAGCCGTGTGTGGTTGGTTTGGTGGAGCAGGCCAAGGTTCGCAAATAGCTGGAATTAGTACCCTTAGTACGAATTTTGTCAATTCTGTTTCTACGTCAACTGGAAAAATGGCTACTTCATATACCAGTGGTACTGTTCAATTAATAAACATGTCCGATTTGAAAAATTCTACAGGAACATTAATAAGACAAATTCCAGCAACAGGTACAATTCCTCTTGATGTAATTTACAGCTATTCAGCACTAAATCCACAAATAAATGGTATTAAAGGTATTAGTAGAAATTTTTACTTAACTTCTGCTGACAATGATCAAAGTGACGCTGGAATGCTTAATGGAGAATATAAATATGTTTTACATGGTGACGTTTATTTGCCAGTCAATTCTGGTTCAACTGCCAGTGGTGGCACAAACGGAAGTTATATAATAAGGTAAAAAAATATGGTAATGGTACATCGTTCTTTAATGACAGGCAGCCAATATAATGGAAAAGCTTACAATTTATCAATCCCTCCATGTTTAATTGGGCACGTTCTTAAATCGGTAATAAAAACAGCAGGATACAACATTGTTGCGTCTGCTGACGGAATCACAAAAAACACAAGTGGTGATATTCTTCTAAATGCTACTACAAACTCTACTCTAAACGCAAGGGGAGAACCTACAGCCGTAAATTCTCCAAACATTGCAGGTTCTATTTTAAATCAAAGTTCTTGGTGGATTTTTCAAACACCACTCGGATCACAAATGTGTGTTCAACAAGTTGGAGCATTTGGTGATACATATAGTGCGTGGAGAGTTAAGTGGTCTGCGGGAGGATTTGATTACATTTCTAGCGGATCGGCAACAGTAACTCCACCCCCAATTATTGCAAACGATGAAGTTGTTTTATGGGGCGCAGGAACAGACGCTTCACCAACTACTACAACATATATTATCAACGGTCAATCAAGTCAACAAATGAGACTGAATGTTGGTGTTGATACTTCGTTGTCCAATCCAAGAGGTTGGCTAACAGTAACATCAAATAATACAGATTCTATTTTGGTAAATTTTTTGTGGGATTCATTGTTGTCATTGGGAACAGGAGACACAAATCCTGAAATGGCTCATTTTTATGGTGGATTCACTGCTGGTTTGAATTTTACTACTTTTTCTACTGAAGGAAATATATCAACCCCTGGGTTCTATTTTGCTGCAAAAGCAGGTTCTTTTAATAGTCAAAAAATGTTCGGTGCATTGTTGTATAACAACACTGGTATTTTATTACAAAATCTTGGAATCAATTCTGTCAGCCAAAAATCTGATGGATTAGAAGTTTGGTTGCACCGTAGAGCTACTTTACCCGCGCCTACTTTACTAAAAGGAAGAACCAGTGTTATCATTGGAAGCGGATATTCCAGACCATTCGGACAGATTGTTACGGTGGATGGCGTTCTAAATAGTCACGTAGCAGCAGGACAATTTTTGTTACCAATCAATTTCTCTGATGCTGTTTATGGACTTAATAGTGAGTTGATTATAAGATAATGAGTAACATGCTTTTTAGAACTGGCTCTGTTGTTTACAGGGTTTCAGGCTCGTTTGAAGGGCAACAATCTCCTAACATACCACGGCATATTATAGAAGTTGCTGCTATTGAAGCAGCCATATTGTGGGCTGCTCATAATGGAAACCAGGGATACAACCAAAACGTTCCTCCTTCCGGCAGCAATCCAGCTTATTATCCGTCTACAAAGTGATTTAGATCAATGCCATGCTTTATATAATAGTTTTATATCTATATAAAGCATGGCATATCAAGATAACATTAGAACAAAATGGATAACAACTTATCCAAATGCTGGGGGTGTTGAAAAAGTTTTTTGTGATATATTTGCTGCTATTTTTGAGCATTATAGTTCTCATCCCGGTTATAGAAGAATTGCGTATTGGACAGGTTCCATTGCAAACACTACTGGTGGGATAGGATATTTCTCAGAAGCAAGACATTTTGGAGAACAAGCTTGGGGCGTTTGGCGGGCAGTTTCTTCATCTATTCCTTATGATATTGCTGTAAAATACACCACTCCTACAACAGCATATAGTTCTCTTAGAGGACAATGGAGATCACTAAACGATGCAGGAATTAGCATTGTGTGCTGTTATAATACTGGTGGTGCTCCGTGGAATGGCACTACAGGAAACATAGGAAACGATTCTTTTACAGCAGGTTCAACTCAGCCATGGAGAGCAGGATCGCATACAACTTTAAGAAGCAACGGATCAACAGGAACGGATGCAACAAACAGAAATGGATTACTTCAAACAATTTATTATGGTGATTACGCATATGGTGGATCATTTTTAATAAGTTCAGATTTTGAAAACACATTTATTTGTGCAAATCCTGTGAGAATTCCCAACAATGGATTAACTCCAACGATTAGTTTTTTTGGTGTTTATCAACCACTAACATCATCAACAACGGCAAATATTTTTCAAGTTAATTTTGAAAGCATTCCATACGGAACAACGGATTATGGTGCTCCTGGCACTAGATCAGGAGGCGGAATTGTTTATACTGGCTCTACCACTCCGGGTGTTAGAGTTTTAAAACTTGACTTTAATTTCAGCAACAACATCCCTACTTTGTCATCGTATGGCTATTATAATCCATACACTTACAACAAAATCGTAGAATATCCAATTGTATTATACACTACAGAATCAACATTTAGAAGTCTAGGTGTTGTTAATCCTAACTTTTTAAGATATGCAGAAACACAAGCATATCATTTCAAACAATACAACACAGGAACTCGAATTACTGCATTTTCTAATATCAGCACATACACTTTTACTTCAGCAATTCAAACAGGAACAAAAGAATTAGAAACAAGAGGGGCTTCATAATATGGCTGGAATCATTAGAATTTTTTCTGGTTCATGGGATTCTACTGGAAACATTGAAGGAGATCAATATTGGTTTCATTATATGAAATCATTTTTTGATGCTCATCCCGCATATACAAGAATTGCTTCTTATTATGGTATCGGTGGTACGGGTTTTGATTCTCCTACAGGCTCGAATCCTTCAGGAGATAACAGGTGGGCTGTTTGGAGAAATTCACAAGCACAGGAACCGTTTGATGTAATAATTGCGGCAACATATGATTATTTAACATATCCTCCTAGTGTAAATCCTAGTGGTTCATTATATTACTCAGACAACGGAAACAATGTCAACGGATATGCTTTTGGCGTAGCGTGGCATTCTTCTTCTGTTGCGTGGAATGGAACCACAAACAATGATGGCAAAGATAGGTTTATTACATTTCCTTGGAAATCTGGGTCAGTAATATTCCCAAGTTACAATTCTCCTAACGCAAATGGTCGTTCTTATAGAAATGTATTACAAACATTTACGGCAGGAAATTTTGGTGGTGAAGGCGGAAAAGTTTATTTAATTGCCGATAATGACAGTTTTAGTTCTTTTATCAAAAATATTTCCGATACTAGTTTCACTTTACGCGGAATAACGTTTGAAAAATACACACCACTAACTTCTTCAATTGATTTTCCATACATTATGTATAGCAATAATTTTGGAGGCGCCAGTGTTTTTGGTGGGTATGATGCTGTAACGAGTCAAGGAGGAATGGGTGTCAAGAAAAACAATGGTGTTAACTTAAATTTAAGTTCTTCACAGCCATATTTCTTTGTGTACTCTGTTCCAATTACTGATTCAAATTATCCTGAAATAGACACAGATGATATTTTGGCTTATGGATTTAATGAATATCCAATTATGTGCTATATTGGGCCTCCCAAAATCCAATTAGGTGGATATCTCACATGGACTAAAGCTGTATCAAATCGAATGCAAATGGGTGAAATAATCAGTGGTGGTAATAGAGTGGTTTTAAGATACAACAACTCCAATTACGCATTTACTGTTCCTTGGGATTATTCTTCGCAAGGTTTATTGTCTGCTTCTTACGGGGTCAATTATCTAAGTTCTTCAGTCTTTCAACAAAATAATAATTGGATGATGTTGTATACTTCGAGTTTATATCCTACTCGAAGCATTGGGGGTTTAACATTTGAGTATATTTATCGTGGCAGAACTCCAAGTGGATATGTTTATGGCACTACAAACCCTCCAACTTCCGATTCTCGGGATGTTGTAATCGTTAAAAGACTTAATTAATCATTATGACAATTAAATCATTTTTTGCAAATTTTGGATATTATGTTTTGGGCGATCCAAACATTAATATTTTTGCTACTGTTGTACGAACATTAGAAACTCACCCAGACTGGCAAAGAATAGCATGGTATAAAGGTTATAATGGAACAGGACTTACAGGCAGGTACTTAGAGCCTGGAAGTTCTGGCCCTGGTGCTTTTGCTGTTTATAGAGCAATTAATACTTCAAATAACAAACCTTTTGATTTTGTAATTTCTTGGTCAGATAATTTTGCTTTAAATCCGCAACCAAATGGTAGATGGACGAACTATGGTGAAAGTGGTGTTGGATTTGCAATGGCTTATCACACGAGTTCGGTTGCTTGGGGTGGTACTACATTTAATGATGGGACCGACAGTTTTGATACTAGTTCTATAAATGAACCTTGGAAAGCTAATTCTTTTGTTTTTCCTAGAGATAATGGAGTTGACGGAGGTAATCAAATTACAAGAAACACCATTACAAACACATTTTACATAACACCAGTTAGTTTTTCCCCCGGAGCAATTTATACTATTATTGGAACCATCACTAATAACAGTATTATGATTGCTCAATCAGGTAATGGTAGAGCAACCGTAAACAACTTTTTTTATGCAGGCAATTATCAACCAATCACAAGTTCTATTGTCGCGCCATTTTTAATGATGTCTTCATTGACGCTAGGTGGCGGTAACGGTGGTGTTAGCGGATATATTACTGGATCAGTAAAAATAGGATCGTTTTCACCCAATTACAGTGCAAATGGATTTCCTGGTCCTTGGACAAATTACGATGCTTATTTTAATGGTGAAGATAGAAACATTATAACAGAACATCCTGGTATTGTGTATGCTACAGAAAGTCCTTATTTTAGAAACTTGGGAATCGTTACAGAATTTAATTGTGTATCACCAAACGCACCACATATGTGTTTTTACAACCACAACTCTAGATTAATATTAGCATATGTTGGTTTACCTGGTATTCAAGCAATGTCAATACCATTTGATTCAACAACAATACAACAAAACTATATGTAAACATGGCTGGAACTTATTCTGGAACTTTTAGAACAGTATCAAGTGCAGGAGATGCATTTTATAAAATTGCTTTATTTTTTGATGCTCACCCAGGCTATACTAGAATAGCTTCATATGCTGGAGCTGGAGCAAATCCCACTTTGTTTCCAAACAGTACCGCGTCAGGAAGATGGGGAGTTTGGAAACAAACAGGCTCGGGCAGTAATAATTGGAATATTTTTATAGCAATCTCTGATTCAACTAACGCAATAACCGATCAGAGTGGTAGCTATTACCAAAAGCAATTTAACAATAATCCGTATGGAATAGGTTGGTTTGCGGCCTGCGCTTGGCATTCTTCTTCCGTAGCCTGGAATGGAACTACAGCAAACACAGGAACAGATAATTTTTCTTACGCTACAGGAGGAAGAATGTGGAAAGACAATTCCATTGTTTTGCCATGTGATAATTCTGAATTTTATTCAGATTGGGTTTCAGGGACTTATCCCAACAGAGCAGCAAACATGGGGGTGCCATCACCAAACTTGTGGATTGGTGCAGATTTTGATAGTTTTTTCATTGCATCAGCAGAAAATAATGCTCAAGTAAATTCTGCTGGTGGATTTTTATTTCAAAAATATGTTCCAATAACTTCCTCTTTTACTTTACCATATTCTTTTCAAAGTTTTTTTCAAGGCGAACCAGTTGCTTCAACATACAGCAACCAAGGCATTTTTTCCCCAGGATACTGTTACGGTGGAATAACTGTAGCAAAAAGACAAGAAAGTCTTTATAACTCTAATAGCGATTTTGCAAAATACCTAACAGGCAGTTATGGTTTAACAATAACTGTTCCAACGATATTAGAAACACCACAAACAGCCGCACCTGCTTATTGGACTGCAATGCGCAACACAGGACCATTTAGTAGCAGTTTGGCTACTGCCCTAATGTATCCTTATTTGTATAGTATTGGAGAACCTTTCGGGGCCTATGTTGGTTATTCTGAATTTACTTATGCAACTCCAGGGTTTAATTCTGGCGACACAATTGGAAGCGCCAGAAGAATTGCTTTCGGATCACAAAATGGCCAATTCTGTTCTTCTTCTTTTCCGTGGAGTTCTAGTTTTCCCACCCCAACTGGTAGAACAGCATATAACAATTTACCATATCCAAGAACTGCTTCTGTAGGAACGGTTCCTGTAGCATACTCAAATCTTTACGATGAAGAAATAAGAGTGCTGCCTACTCCGCAGAAACAATATAGATGGTTTATTCTTGGAGCATACAATTATGGCGAAACACCACCGCCAGGAGCAACAGATATTACACTAATATTTGATCCGTTACTTGCATCTTAAATAAATTTTAAATCAATACAACAAATTATCAATCTGTAAGTTCTTCACTGGATTTACAGATTGATGATAAATTTAAAAAGAAACGTTTTTACTGGTTTGCCTGTGAGATATTCTCTAGGAGATGCGTCTGGCTATGATGTTGTTTTTATGGCAGACTTTTTCACAGAAGAAGTTAATGGTGGCGCTGAATTAACATCTAATGCAATGATAGAAGCATTAGAACAGTCTAATAAAAAAGTTTTGAAACTTCGTTGTAGTGAAATAAATGAAAACATAATCACTCAACTAAAAGATAAAAAATGGATTATTGGAAATTGGGCTTTGTGTGAACCACATAATCTTAGCAAAATTATGAAGTCAGTCACAGACTATTCAGTAGTTGAATTTGATTTCAAATATTGTTTATTCAGGTCTGTAGCAAAACACAAACTACAAACAGGAAATGAATGTGACTGTCATAAATCAGAACATGGAAAATACGTGGCAGATTTTCTCGTAAAAGCAAAAAACTTGTTTTTTATGTCTGAAGAACAACAACAAAAATACAGTAATGTTTTTGAAGAAATAAAAAATAAAAACTCTACTGTTGTTGGGTCAATGTTTGATAACGAAAGTCTTTCATTTATTATTAACACTTATCAAAACAGACAAGTTCCTGAAGAAAAAGTCTTTGCTATTCTTGGATCAGAAAACTGGATCAAAGGAACCGAAGATGCTGTAAACTGGTGTAAACAAACTGGTACAAAACATGTTGTATTACCACCAATGCCTTATAAAGATTTTATTACTACCCTATCAAGATTCTATGGATTAGTATTTGTACCACGAGATAGTGACACAGCGCCAAGAGTCACAATTGAGGCCAAACTTTTAGGTCTTGATATGGTGATCAACAATAACGTTTTACAAAGAAACGAAAAATGGTTTCAAACTTCTGATCTTAAAGAAACATTATCTGAATTAGTTCGTAGAAAAGAACTGTTTGTAACATTGGTTACAGAATAATAAACTCATGCAAAACTATCCTTGTTTAGATGAAATAAAAAAAATTATGCGTAAACGTATTGTTAATGAATGGTTTGACAATACAGAAGAAGGTAGACAGGAGCCACTTCTAACAATCAAACACAAAAAAAGAATGAATCTTACATCAAAAGAAAGTGGTGTTTGGTTTGTTATTGAAGGTTGTGGAGAGCTTGGAGAGTCTTATGATTATGAAGACAGAGAAGGGTATGTTTGTGGCTCCATGGAAGTTATTGGCGGCGACAGAATCGGAAAACCTGTGTTTGTTGAATTTACTAACAAAAAGAATCATTCCATGTCTTTTATTGCCGATCAGTCGAAACTAAGACTATATCACATTCCAGACACTAATGTTTGGTATGAAAACTATAAACTAAACAACATCTTAAAAATAACATAATGATAAAAATTTATAAAAACGACACCTTACACTTTGATGATGTTGTAATTGTTCCACAACACTCTACAATACGTTCAAGAAAGGAAGTTGATTGTTCCACTAAACTTGGGCAACTAACACTTTCAACACCTGTTTTATCTGCCAACATGGATTAAGGACTATAAATGATAACAAATAAAACATTAAATGGTCAAGATTTGAACACCTTACCTAAAACCAGCAAAGAATTAGTCGAAAGGATTTGTGATTCTTGTGGTAACAAAGATATAGTTGGTTTTAGAATTATATGGAACAGTCGATGGAAAAGAAAATCGGAATTCGATTATTGTCCATCATGCAGCAGAAATAATGGTGCTAGGAACAGAGTAAATAAACGTTGTTACGAAAGTCATGGATATGTTTACAGAGAAGATAAAACAACAGGGAAAAGAGTGTTTGAACATGTTGAAACAATGGAAAAACACATTGGGAGAAAGGTTTCTGAATTAGAAATTATCCATCACATTGATGGGAATAAAACAAATAACTCTTTGTCAAATTTGGCTTTGATGTTTAATCAAAAAGAACACATGAGAGCGCACAATGAAATAGAAAAATGCGCTTTTGAACTTTACAAAAGAGGAATTATAAAATTTGATACAAGTTACCAAACTTATAGCATTGATTATTCAAAATTATATAATAACATGGAAATAAGTCTAGGATTTGAGAATGTTGCCATTCAACAACAAAAAAACATTTGTAACTCAAGGCTAGATACAAATATTTCTTCAGAAATTATTAAAGGCATAATACGGCCTGTTCCTATGATAGCCGCAAACATGAGCTCTGTTATTAACGCAGAATTTTATAAATTACTTTACAGAATTGGAGCTTTTGGTATTTTACATAGAGCTGACACAAAAGAAAACATTTTAAATTCAATCAAAGAAGTATCCACAGAATGTGAATGGGTGGCTGCCTCCCTTGGTGTTGAAAAAGACCAATTTGAGTTTGCTCAGGAAATGAATAAAAATGGTTGTAATGTCTTTGTCATTGATGTTGCACATGGATATAGTGATGCTGTAATCAATCTTGCTAAAAAACTTAAAAATTGGAATTCTAATATAAAATTGGTAATTGGAAACACAACATGTACTGATTTATTGTTGGAAACACATGAATTTGTTGATGCAATTAAGGTTGGTATAGCGAATGGTTTAGCGTGTGAAACAAAAAACACTGCTGGTTGTAACGAAAAACAATTTAGTTCAATTTTGAAATTTAAAGAATTATCTAACAAACTTAAAATTCCTATAATTGGTGATGGTGGCATACGGGAACCAGCAGATTTTACGAAAGCAATCGCAGCGGGAGCAAATTCTGTTATGATTGGGTCTGTTTTTGCAGCTTGTCCTGAGTCCGCAGCAGAAACAATACAAACAGCAAATGGAACAAAAAAATTATATGCTGGAATGGCCTCGGAATATGTTCAAAATAAATGGAAGGGTGGTTTAAAACCTGGAACCGTTGCAGAAGGAGGAATACGTTATCTTGATGTTGGTGATAGATTAGAGACTGTCATAACAAAATATACTGGTGCTTTAAGGTCTGGTATAACTTACAGTGGAGCCAAAGATATTAATACTTTACAAACGAATGTAAAATTTATTAGACTAGCATGATCAGTAAACATTGAATCAATATTAGACATTGAGGTTGACTAGAACAGATTTCAACTCTAGAAACTTTATCAACCTCAATGTCTAACACTTCCAATAAATCTTTGTTTCGCTTGCCTGTTCTTCAAACTGTTGAAGAACAACCAAAAACTATTCCTAATGCTTTTTCTTCAGAAAAAGAAATAACGGTTCTTAACATTCCTGTCTTTCCCACAGGCAAAGATTCAATTTCATACTCTGAGATCAATACATGGCAAGGATGCGGCTGGCGCCATAAACTTCGTTATATTGATAAAATTGATTTAGATAAAAAATCTGATGATATTTTAATTGGAGAAATTGTCCATGCTTATTTTGAAAACTTTATTAAAGATAGAAAGTTTCTCACTAAACAAGGTGTTATAGACTTTCTCAAAGAAGAATGGAATGGTTTGGTAGATAAAGAAAAACTACCAAAAGAAATTGCCAAAGCCGAAGACATGCTTGAAGAAAACACAATTATTCAAGATATTGTTAAAGCTTTTCCTGCTTGGTTAGAATCAGAGTTTCCTAAATGGGAATTTGTAAATGCAGAAGAGCTGTTGTTTGAGACAATTGAAGGTGTTGTTATTGATGATGTTACCGTTGAAATAAAATTCAAAGGATACATTGACGCAATTATTAGAGTTGCTGATAGTTCTGCTGTTTCTGGTTATAAATATCATATCATTGATTGGAAAACAACAAGATATTGGTCTAAAGAAAAAAGAGCTGACTTTTTTACAAGATTACAACTAGCTCTTTATAAAATGTTCTGGTCTAAGAAACATGAAATACCACTAGAAGATATTTCTTGTCATTTTGGACTCGTAAAAAAACAGAACAAAAAAGAATGGTTTGAACTTTTTACTGTTGAAATTGATGAATCAATGATGATAAAATCTTTGAAAACTGTAAGAAGCATGATCAAAACAGTTATGGCCGGAAAGTTTTTCAAAAACAAAGATTCATGCCAGTGGTGTGTATACAAGAAAACAGTTTGGTGTCCGTGATGATACAAAAACGGTACCTTGTGTTATGTTACAAATATGTTATTGATTTATAATCAAAATGCAAATAAATCTGGAATTTATGAAATAAAAAATATATTATCTGGTAAATCATATATTGGGTCTGCAAAGACATTTAAAACTCGCTGGCTTGGACATTCATCTTCATTAAAAACAAAAAAACATCAATGTAAGCATCTTCAAAATTCGTTTAACAAATATGTTGAAGAACAAAACAATGATAATTTCATTGAATTTCATATTTTGGAAGTGATGGAAAATTCTTCAAAGGAAGACAGACTTATTCGTGAAGAATACTGGATAAACGAATATAAAAAACAAGGTATTGAACTCTATAACAGTCAGCTAAATCCAACAAAAGAACCAATAAATCGTTCTTGTTTTTCTTTGTCACCAGAACTTACAAAAGAAAAATTATCTAAAGCAAGTAAACAAAAATGGCAAGACCCAAATTATTTGGCCAAAAATCCTTGTGGTACTTCACAAGAAAAAAGTCAAAGAATGCTCAAACTTTGGCAAGACGAAAATTTTAGAGAAAAAATGTTAAAAACTATTAAAGTTGTTAGTCATAAAGCAGAGAATGTTAAAAATCTCGTAGAGAGAAGTCAAAAAACTTACAATGGTCTTATTGCGCCAGATGGAACAGTTCATTCTCCAATTACCAATTTGAGTAAATTTGCTAGGGATAATAATTTGATTTATATTAATTTATATCAATTGATAACAGGAGTGTTTGGACAATATAACGGTTGGAAATCTATAGATAATCCAAACCCTACAAGAAAAAAAGTTACATTATCTGATGAACATAAAATAAAAATAGGTTTATCAAAAAAAGGACATAAATTTAATGTTGGAAGGGTTCATTCACAAGAAGCCAAAGAAAAAATGTCCTTATCAAGAAAAGGAAAATCTAATGTTTCTGCTATTGGAAATAAAAATATGTTAGGCAAAAAAATGTCTAATGAAACTAAAGAAAAAATGTCTGAGCGTAAGAAAAGAGATGCTTTAGAAAAATATCAAAAAGAAGCAGATGGATTACAAATAACATTAGAAGAACTTTTTTTGTTGAAAAAAGAAAATATTAAAAAATATCAAAAAGAATATAAAATGAAAAAAAAGATTTCTAAATCATGACATCATCTAATATTTTCAACTATAACTTCAATATCAATGCTAAAACTGGAATGTTAAACAATCATCACATGTATCATTCATCTAGTTTGATTTTTATTGAAAGAGATTATACTGATGAACAATTACAATATTTTGTTAATAAAAAAGGTACTATAATACCCTATAGTCCTCCTATGCCATCAAGTTCTTTTATATACAGTTTTAACCCAATAAACATCTTCATAACAAAAATTGAACCATCAATGTTTGGTATAATAAAAGTTAGTGGTATGTGTTTAGACACAAACAAAAAAATAGAATCTGTTGATGTTTTAAACAGCAAAGATAAAATTATGTTTACGGAATCACAAAAAAACTTAAACTTACTGGAACAAATTAATTTGTTATGAAAGAAATACATGTATTAATCACAGGTTGTTCTGGCTTAAATTATATTTATTATTAATGATATTAGAAATTGAACAAAATAAATTTCATATAAGGTGTGATACTTGCGGCAAAGAACAATGGTATACAAAACGAAAAGCAAGAAATGGAAAAAGGAAATATTGTTCACATAAATGTATTAATGCCGGAAGAAGCCATTCAGAAGAATGGAAAAAAGAAATGTCTAAAAAATTTTCTGGTGAATTAAATCCTTATTATGGAAAAAAACACAATGAGGAAATTTTACAAAAAATGAAACAAAATTCAAAAGAAGGGTATGCAAAATTTAAAAATTCATTATCAGATGACGAATGGAAAAAATTTTGTCAAAATTATGGTCGTTCTGGTGAATTTAATGGATTTTTTGGAAAAAAACATACAGAAGAAGCAAAAAAGAAAATGTCAGAAACCAGAGCACGAAAAATTGCAAATGGTGAAATTATTTTAAAACATCCTCATGGTTTGCGTGGGGAGTACAAAACCAAACATCAAACAATTGAAATTTATGATTCATTTTATGAATATGTTTATATGAAATATTTGGATTCAAATATTAAAATTATTGGATGGACCAAAAAACATGGTATTGTTATACCATATGAATTGAACAACGAACAAAGAATTTATATTCCTGATTTTTTGATAACAAAAGAAGATCATACAAAAACTTTAGTAGAAATAAAAGGATATGAAGAAAAAAATAAAAAATTTGCAAAATTTGATGTTTTAGAATATTTTACTGGATATGAAAATTTCATGTTTTCAATTCTTCAAAAACATGAAATTGAAAACATTTGTAAAAAATATTTTGGATTTTCTTGTACCACTTTAAGAAAAAAATACAAAAATGGACAATTCTAAAAAACACTGTTTAATCACAGGTTGTTCTGGCTTTATCGGTAGTCACTTATGTGATCTGTTACTGGCTCAAGGATGGCGTGTAGACGGCGTTGATAATCTTTCAACAGGAAATCTAAAGAACTTAGATGAAGCCTTTACAAACCCTTTATTCACGTTTTTTGAATGTGACTTTAACCATCCTGTAGTTCTCGAAACAATAGCAGCAGGATTATATGATTATGTTTTTCATTTGGCCGCAACTGCTTCAGTTCCAAAAACTGTAGCAGAACCATTTCTTTCAAATGAAAACAACGTAACTCTTTCATTGGCTCTATTGGAAACAATAAGGACAATGAAAGGAAAAAAACCGAAGTTCATATTTTCTTCCAGTAGTGCTGTGTATGGCAATCCTGAAGCTTTACCTACGAGTGAACAGGATCACAAAAATTCCATATCTCCTTATGCTTTACAAAAATCTATTATAGAAGATTATTGCAAAGTATATTCTAACCTTTATGGATTAGAAACAGTATGTTTGAGGTATTTTAATGTTTATGGTCCTCGCCAAAATGGTTCTGGTCCTTATGCAAACGTAATATCTTCGTGGATGACCAACTTTTTTCTTAAAAAAGATTGTTTGTTGTTTGGTGATGGCAGTCAATCAAGAGATTTTGTTTATGTAATGGATGTTTGCAAGGCAAACATAAAAGCTGCACAATCGTCTTTAAAGGCCGGAGAATCTGTCAACGTAGGTTCATGTGAAGCTTACTACATAAACGCTCTAAAAGAGTTTATAGAGCAGCAAGTGCCAGGATTTCGTGTATTATATCGCCCTGTGAGAAAGGGGGATGTACAACATACTTTATCAGACTGTTCATATGCAAACACTGTGTTAGGTTGGACGGCAACGACTTCTCTTTCTGATGGTTTGTTTAAAACTATAAACTGGTACAAAGAAAACACAAAATGACAACTGCCGTTCTAATTCCCCTACACAATTGTGAATTTATAAAAACGGCTTATACGTTCCATGCCATCAAAATCTTTCAATCTAGAACAAATGAAATTTCACTAGTATGATAGTCCATCATTTACAGAAGGAAAAAAAATGACTAAACTAAATTCAGTGCTGGAAGATGTTAAAAATGGAATTCCCGTTATTATCATTGATGATTCAAACCGAGAAGATGAAGGTGATCTCGTACTTGCTGCCGAACAAGCAAACCAATCTAATTTAGCGTTTTGCATGAAACACGCTAGAGGTTTGATGTGTTTGCCATGTACTCGTGATCGGTTAGATCGGCTAAAAATTCCAATGATGCCATCCAATAATTTGGATGCGTTACAAACTCCATTTACTGTATCAGTGGATGCTGTTGAAGGCACCACGACAGGAATGTCTGTGTTTGACAGACTGAAAACTATTGATGTAATGTTGAATGAAACTTCCACTCCAAATCAACTTTCTCATCCTGGGCATTTGTTTCCCTTGCGAGCAAAAGATGGTCTTCTGAAAGAACGTCAAGGTCATACTGAGAGTTCTGTTGAGCTTGTAAAACTAGCTGGATTCAAACCCGTAGCAATAATCATAGAAATAATGAATGATGATGGTACTATGACCAAAGGGAAACAGCTAGTTGAGTTCGCAAACAAACATGATTTGAAAATCATAACAATTGAAGAAATTTACAACGCAGTTTATAATACCAAAAGTTAAAACAAAAAAATGAAAATAGCTTTATGCTTATCGGGCCAACCGAGAGGGCTACCTTATTCAATAGATTTGATAAAAGAAAATGTCATTGAACCCAATTCAATAACTGATGTTTTTCTTCATGCATGGCACAACGAAGAAGATGCTGGAAAATTTTATAACAGTGCGCAGCCACACCAAAATGGACGAGTTGGTAGAATAAAACAAAACACTGAATCCATGTTGTTGAATGGGTTTCAACCAAAAAAATGGATAATAGAACCACAAAAAAGGTTTCCTGAAACTTGGGGGATGAAAGCTGATCCAACTGCAAACCAAGAACTTTTAGCAAGTAGTTTTTATTCTGTTTATCAGGCGAACGAATTGAAATCACAATATGAAAAAGAAAACAACTTTGTGTATGACATCGTGATTCGATCACGATATGATTTATACTTCGACCGAGAAATTCTTGTTGAGAACTATTATAACAAACTAGACAAAATAATTGTTATGAAAAAATTTCAAGATGCACAAGATGCAAAACAAAATGTTGATAAACCTATGGTTGATATATTTGCCATTGGAAACTCAAAACACATCAATGTGTTTAGTTCGGTTTATCCAAACATGCCAGAACTAAATACTTTGATTAATCCACCGTTTGGAGAAAACTATCTTGGGCGATGGGTTAGAGTTCAAAATAAAATTGAACTACACAAAGCTGATTTTAGTTTTGAAATTTTACACAGAGTAGTTGATTTATCGAAATCATGAAAACGGCGATTTGTATATCTGGACACATCAGAAATTTTGTGCAAAATTTCTCTAACTTTAAAACATTTATTATTGATCCTTTGTCACCAGATATTTTTTTGCACACTTGGGACACTTACGGTTGGAGAGCAGAAGGAAATGATATTTCTAAAGGGTTTGGACAATTTAAGGGATTCGATTATTACTCTGGAAAAATAAACATTGAACAAATAAACAGTTTGTACCAGTTGAAAAAATATGTAGTAGAAGATTTTTCAACTGTAGAAAATCAACTGTTTGAACAAAGCAATTCACATAGACCAAATTGCACACACCCTTGTGATAGACCAGAAAATGTAGTTGGAATGGCCTACAAACTAAAAAAATGTTTTGAACTAAAAATTCAGCACGAAAAAGAAAACAACTTTGTATATGATGTGGTAATTCGCTCTAGACCTGATTTGTTGTTCAGCAGAGCCCCAATAAATGACAAAGTTATATCTGCTGTGCAAAACGGATATCTTTTAACTCCCGAAGAAGAATCTTATGGAAAAGCAAGTGATATTTTTGCAATCGGCAATTCAGAAACAATGAATAGATATTCAGAATTATACAACAATCTAGATGACATGAACAGCAAAAAATGCGACATGAATCCGCATGGAGCAATGAAATATTATTTTGATTCTAAATTTCCAAACACATGGACAAAAAACTCCTTTGGAATTGTTTTAAACAGATGCAGAAATGTTTGTGAAAACAAAATTCAATGTTCCAGTTGCGATCCAAACAAAAAAATCCTTAGCAATATTTTTTAAAAACACTGTGATTATGAATACAGATTTTACACCTTTAAATGTTGAGTTGTGGATAGTAAACTGGAAAAGAATTAAGTGGTTAAATAAAACGATCAGATCGTGGTTGGAGAGCTTTGATTTTGAAAGAGTGAATGTAATCAGTAATCATTCTTCTGTGACAGAAGAAGTGATTGATGTTGATTTACTGCCAAAAGTAAAAATTTATAGAAACTGCTTGAGAAACGACAATGCCTTAGGGCCTACTTCCAGAAACTATAATGAATCATATGTAAACACATTTTTAAGCGGAAAAAAATATTGCATATGTTCTCATGACAACATGTTGATTACCACGGGTTGGGATAAACTAATAAAAAACACAAACTATGATTTATATTTTGCACCTCAAGGCGATCAAGTTCATGTAATGTCATTGAATGGATTAAAAACTTTTGGTTGGTGGGATGAAAGATATTCTTCAAATGGTCATCATGAACTTGACTATATCTCAAGGGCATTAAATAAATGTTTAAAACACAACGCCAAAGCCAGTTTAGTAGACATTCATTGGTGGGAAAACAATCCAATGTACACCAAAGGGAATCATCTGAATTATCACAATGTTGGGTTGAGTGATTATTGGAAAAGAATGAATACAAATGAAGTTCCACAAAGTGGAGCCAAAGGACAAAGTTTTGATTTTTCCACTAGTAAATGGCAGAGGAAAAAATGGTACAATTCTGTTGATCCATTTCATCAGCAAAGTAAATATCAAACAACCTGTTTCGGAGTGGAAAACGGACCTGCTGAAGAAGAGTTGGATTGGTATAGTTGGTTGAATTTAGACAATCTAACTGTCGCTTCTGTGGATATAAAGTAAGATACGAAATCCAAATTATCAGACATTAAATAACTTGACAAACAAAACATGGCAAAAATTTTAATCACAGGTGGAGCAGGATTCCTGGGTTCACAAGTTGGATTTTATCTCCACAACAAAGGGCACGAAGTAAAACTACTTGATAATTTATCTTATGGATACAAAGAGAATCTAATCATAGAAAACAAACAGTTTGGCGAGTTTATTGAAGAAGACATAAGAAACAAAAACATATCAAAGTATTTTCAAGATGTAGACTATGTAATTCATTTAGCTGGCATTTCCAGCCTTCCTACTTGTCAGGAAAACGTTGGTTTGGCATTTGACATAAACGTTGCTGGGACAGCCAACATATTAGAACTGTGCAGAATGAACAATGTAAAAAAAGTGTTTTTTTCTAGCACCAGTGCTGTGTATGAAAACAACAGTATTTTTCCTTTGGAAGAAGATCAATCACTATCTCCTGATTTAACGTATTCTTTAACAAAGAAACATGCTGAAGAAGTTTGTCAGGCATATTCCAAACTTTATAATTTGAATGTTGTGATTGGTAGATTTTTTAATCTATATGGCCCACATCAGGATTTCAAGAGAAAATCTCCCCCTTTTATTTCATATATGTTAAAATGTCTTTATAATAACGAAACACCTATTTTCTTCTCGAACGGAGAACAAGAAAGAGATTATGTTTACATCCAAGATGCATGTACTTTCATTGAATCATCTTTGATAACAAACACTTCTCCTGGTGAAGTTTTTAACTGTTGTTCTGGTATCGCCTATTCAACAAAAAAGTTATATAAAATTTCATCTACTTTAATGGAAAAAGAAATTGTTGCCGATTTCAAACCATCAAAAGATATTTGGGATAAATACAAAACATTGTATCAAAGTGATTACCCATTAAAAAAAGACAGAATAGAACAAGAAGTAAACAAGTTTTGTGTTGGCAGCCCTAGAAAATCAAAACTAGTTTTAAATTGGGAAGCGCAAACAAAAATACAAGATGGAATAAAGGCCACCATTGAGTTCATAACCCTAAACAATGTTTAACCAAGAACTAGGAAATTCTGGCAGTGTTTTAGAAGTTCAAAACAACTTGATAAAAAAATCATGGCCGCAAAACAATAAACGTCTTGAAAAACAAATAGAAAAACAAATAAACTTCATCCCGTTTGCAAGTTTTCAAACGCCAAAAATATTAGAAGTTGGAATAGAAAATGAAAATCTTTTTTTCAAGATGGAATATATTGAAGGGTTATCTAATTTGGAGTTTTTTTCCACTGCAAGTAAAGAAGTAATTGATAATGTTTGTCAACAGATTTTTTCATTCATAGATTTTGAAGTTGCAAACTGTAAAATACAGCTACTTGACTGTGTTCAATTAATACAAAAAATCAAGTCTTTGAATATTGAAGAACAACTAAAAAACAAGTCTGTTGATTACATCAACCAACATATTCCAAACAAACTATTATCTCTTCCAGTTGGAATGTGTCATGGAGACTTTACTTTTGCTAATTTTATATTTAAAGTCAATCAAATCTATCTTATTGACTTTTTAGATGTTTTCGTTGAAAGTCCTTTACAAGATATTGTAAAACTCAGACAAGAAACAAAGGGTTTTTGGTCTTTGTTGAAAACCCAAAATCAAAAACTAGATGTTATTAAGTTAAAAATGAATTTTTCTTATATGGATGGTTTGATTCATGAACATTTTAGTAAATATAGTTGGTATTGTGCTTACGGTTCTGTGTTTGAGATAATCAATTATTTAAGAATTTTACCATACGAAACAGACAGAAAAATTTATTGTGAAGTCAAATCGCTGGCAGAAAATATAATAAATCAGTAAAATGAAAAAAACCACTCTTTTAATTCCTGTTGCTGGCTCATCTAAAAGATTTCCAAACACAAAACCAAAATGGTTGTTGACTCACCCTAAAGGTTATCCAATGATAGTTGGGTGTTTAAAGCAACTCAATTTACAAAATGTTGATGAGATCAACATTATTTCCTTAAAAGAAGTATTGGATAAATATGAATGTAGAAACAGCTTGTTGAAGCAGTTTGAAGAAAACTTTCCTGGCAAAGTTGTCAGATTTGTGGAGTTGAATGAAAAAACAAATTCTCAGTCTGAAACAGTTTTTGAATGTTTGCGCCAACTAAACATAACTGGTTCTTTTTATGTCAAAGACTCAGATAACAGTTTTGTTGACACTCCATCAGTGCTAAATGGTATTGCTTATGCCAAGCTGAGAGAACACAACTTGAAGAACTTGGGAAATAAAAGTTACATTTCATTTTTTGACAAAGAACAAGTTTCTCACATAGTAGAAAAACAAATTAATAGTTCCAACTTCTGTATAGGTGGATACTCATTTGAATCTGCACTAGAGTTTCAACATTACTATAATCAAATAAAGCATCTTGAGAAGGATGGAGAAATTTATATTTCTCATGTAATACACAAAATGCTTCTTGATAAAAAATCCTTTAAAGGAATTTACTCAAAAGAGTTTAATGATTGGGGCACCTTGGAAGATTGGAATGCTTACAAGAACAAACACCTGACATTGTTTGTTGATATTGATGGCACACTTATTGAAAACACTTCCGAGATTCTCGCCCCAAAGTGGGGCAGTGGTAAAGCACTAACCAACAACATTAATGTAATAAATAAACTGTTCAACACAGGAAAATGTCAAATAATTTTAACCACTGCAAGAAAAGTGAATTATAAAAATTCAACCATAGATGAGTTAAGAATCAAACAGATAAATTATCATCAAATAATCTTTGATCTCTTCCATTGTAAGAGAGTGATTATAAATGATTTCAGCGATACCAATCCGTATCCTTCTTGTGTTTCCATTAATTTAGAAAGAGATTCGGACTGTTTGGAAAAAATACTAAACAGTGTTATCGAACAATAACGAAAAACATGCAGTTTATAACCAGAGCATACAATTCAATAAAACTAAACAAACACGCAGGAACTATAACAAAACGAAGTAAAGATTCTCGACTCAAAGATGAAAAGACATTCTATGCAAATCTTCCAAAAGAATTAAACCATTTTTACCCAAAATTAGTTTCATTTCAAGAAATAAATCAAATCATTGAATTAGAGTTGGAATATCTACCATTTCAAAACTTAGGAGAAATTTTACATGCTAACACCAATTTAGATGTTTGGTTGAACATCTGTTTGTCTCTTAAGCATGTTCTTGACAAATTTTTAACTGTTGAATATTCTTATTATTCTAAAGATCAAGTAGAACAATTTCGACATGAAATGTTTATTGAGAAAACCCAACATGAATTTGAAGTATTGAAAACAGGTTTTGACTGGTTTAAAGAATTTACAACTCATGAACAAGTGTCTATAAATGGAAAAAGTTATAGAAATTTTGAAGTGATTTGGCCTGAAATAAAAAAATACATCATTGATGAAATCATTACAGACAAACCTATGACTTTTATGCACGGAGACATGTGTTTTTCCAACATACTTTGTGGAATAGACAAAGAGAACAACTGTGTAATCAAACTAATTGATCCTCGTGGTGGTTTCGGTACCAGAGGAAACCACGGAGATCAATACTATGATTTAGCCAAACTACTCCATTCAATAGATGGAAAATATGAAAATATTATTTATGACAGATTTACAATTGACCAGCCGAGTTTAAATGAACTAAACTTTTTATTTCATAAAGATAACACAGATGAAGTCCACAACCTAATGAAAACTCATTTGTTTGATAAGTTCAAATATTTGCACATAAAACTACTTGAAGGTCTTATTTTCATTGGAATGTGTGCTCGGCATTATGACTCTGTAGATCGTCAAAAAATAATGTATTGTACTGGAGTTAGAATTTTGAATGAGTGTTTAGAGGAAATTAAACAATGACGAAAGCATTAGCTATTGATCTTGACCAAACTTTATGCGAGTTGAAAAAACCTGACGAGAGTTATTTGGATGTTTTGCCACTGCCAGGGGCAGTTGAAACAATGCAGTTTCTTAAAGCAAAGGGCTATGAATTAATAATTTTCACAGCAAGAGGCCAAGTATCTTGTAATGGAAACATTGGTTTGATTAACAAAAACAGATTACCTGACATGATTACATGGTTGAATAAGTGGAACATTCCATTCGATAGTATTGTTGTGGGAAAACCACATTGTCTTTACTTTATTGATGACAAAAACATTGAGTTTAAATCATGGGATGGCGTTAAGAACAGAATACTCGCCGAAGAAAAAAAACAACAAGAAACATTACAAAATATATCTGAAAGCAACCAATGACATTTAAATTTTTTATTGACACAGCAGACCACTCATACATTGAAGAAAAATGGAAATTTTTGAACAGGTTTGTTTCCAAAAAACACATGGTTGGTATCACAACCAATCCAAATGCATTTATGAAAGAAAATCTTCATACTGTTAAACAATGGGAGACTAGAACACGGACTCTCGCTGAACTAGTAACAAAAATCAGAGAGGATAACAAAGGAGTTGTTTATGTGCAAATCCCAGGAGACAATCTTTCTGAAGAAAAGGTGTTGCAGTGGGCCACCATGGTTTCTGGTTGGGGAGATGGACAAACCAAAATTGCTTTAAAATTGCCACCATATAAAAAATATCTTGATATGGTTGCCACACTGTCCAAAACAATAGACATCAACATCACTGGAGTAGCAGACTGTGGAACAGCATTAAAGTGTCTACAGTCCAAAGTACGATACGTAAGCATTATTCCAGGTAGAATGGAAGAAGTTGGAATCGATGCAAAAGCTCATGTTTCATTTGTGATGAATGCCCATCACGAAAAAGCAAAATGGGATATTATTACAGGCAGTATGAGAACTTTGGAAGGTCTGAAATGGTGTGTAGAACAAAGAACTATTCCAACAATAGGTAAAAAAATTATTGATTTGATAACAGAGGAAAATGCAAAAGAAGTGTTTTCTATTAAACCAGCAAGTGAATCTTTAAAAGATTTGAATTCTTTTGCACCCGTAACAGAAGAAAAATCTAAAATTCTTTCGTTGCAGTTTTTTGAACAAATGAATGAATGTGGCAATGAAACAGCAAAAGAATTTCTACAAGAAACAAAAATGTGAAACAAAAAGAATGTTGGTTTTAGATGAAGATGAATTTTTGAGAAAAATAAAAATATTACTGAACCTAGTGGGGTAAACAAGTCGTAATTCAGATAATACATTGCTAAAAAACTCGGCTTGGCACCTTCTCAGCCTCTAAAAGTTGGTATGGAGAAAACATATCAATGGATTGAAGAACAACTGAAGAATAAGAAGTAAAACTAACAACAAACTTCATCATTACCCTCTTCTCGGGAATTCTCTGAAGAGGGTTTTGAATTTAAAGAGTAATAAAACATGACTGTTGCTATATTAATACCATTACATAATGCCGAAAATACTGTTGTTGAATCATTAAAAAGTGTAGTGTCACAAACACACAAAGATTGGAAATTGTTTGTAGTATTAAACAACTGTTCTGACTCAACAGAACAAAAAGTTAAAATGTTTATTGATGAACATGGCTTATGGAACAAAGCTTCTGTTCTTTTTCAAAACGAAGAAAAAGGGATTGCTGCCACCTTAAATCGTGGGCTCATAGAAATACTAAAACTACCTGAGAAATATGATTATGTGGCCCGACTTGATGGTGATGATGTGTGGGCCATCAGTAAACTAGAAAAACAACTACAGTTTTTTAGTGTCAACAATGATGTCACAATATTAGGAACTCAAATGTTGGTACGAGTTGATGGTCAACCAGCTTATACAACAAAAAATTCTTTATCTCATGAAGATATTGTCAAAGACATTTGTAATTCAAACAATCCTATATCACACCCTTCAGTAATGTTTAAAACTAAAATGTTATTGAAAACTGGACTATATGATGATGTTGTCCCTTATGCAGAAGATTTTTGGATGTGGATGAAATGCATTCGTTGGTATAAAATGGCAAATCTTGAAGAAGCATTGGTTGTTTACAATTTAAATAAAAATGCCAATCCATTACATTCAAGAATGGTTGGCCATGTTGCGAGTTTGGTGGTACAACACCTCGTAAAATAAAATGACAATATACTATAACCAATTTGGTCTAAATGGCAGACTTGGAAATCAAATGTTTCAGTTTGCCTTCATGCTTGATAGAGCAAAAACTTTAAATACAAAAGCTTTCTTACCAAAAAGAACAAGTGAAAATTCTTATGAATCAACAAATGATATTTGTGAATTTTCACTAGAAAATGACTATGTTTTCATCGGTGAAGGATGCACCCCAAATGAAAAATATATAAGTTTGTCAGAATCAAAATTTTCTTTTGATTCTAGTCTAATGACTGTTGTTGAAGGCAACGATGTGTTTTATCATGGTTATTTTCAATCTGAAAAATACTTTCTAAACCAGAGAAAAGAACTTTTGAAATGTTTTTCCTTAAAAAAAGAATCAAATGTTTTTTCCTTTTATAAAGAAAAAATTGATAAAACAAATTCTGTTTCGGTCCATATGAGATTTGGTGATTATTTGAATTTATCAAACTATCACACAAATCTTGGAAAAACAATGTATTATTACGATTGTTTAACTTCATTGCCGGATTTATCATCCAAAACTGTTTTTGTTTTTTCTGATGATATTAACAAAGCAAAAGAATGGTTCAACACCTACATGGAAGAACTTGAATTTGTTGTTTATGTTGAAGGAAACATAAGTTCTGTTGAAACTCTTATGTTGCAGTCATTGTGTGATATAAACATTATTGCAAACTCCAGCTTTAGTTGGTGGGCCGCATGGTTAAATCAAAAAGAAAATAAAGTAGTATATGCTCCTAAACAATGGTTTGGTCCTGATGGACCAAAAGACACACAAGACATTTATTGTGAAGGATGGATAAAGAAATAATGAATAAGATCAATTTACAAGATACAACCTTTATCATTCCAGTAAGGGTTGAATCATCAGATAGACTAAGAAACATACATTGTTCAATAACATATCTAACAAAACATTTTGACACAAACATCATTGTTGCAGAGAACGACAAACAATCTGTTTTGCAAACTCTTTATGAAGAAGAATGGCAAAATAAAAACATAACCAAACTTTGGTTTCCTGTTGATATAACACTTAAAACCAACCCGTTTCATAGAACTTTTTTATTAAATGAAATGTTGGAGCATGTAAAAACAAAAGTTGTTGTCAACTATGACACAGACATTATCTTGCCATTAGAGTCATATGTAAAGGCTCAAGAAATGTGTTTAAATGGATTTGATTTAGTCTATCCATACGAAGATGCATTAGATGGTCAAATCATGGCAGAAATGGATTATAACTGTTATACAAAGTTTTTGGATAATCCTTCGGTAGAACTTCTTCATGGAAGAACATGGAATGCAAAATATGGATTTTGTCAATTTTTCAAAACTGATTCTTATAAATCAGGATTCATGGAAAATGAAAATTTTATTTCTTATGGGCCAGAAGATGTTGAACGTTATGAGCGTTGGGTAAAGCTAGGGTATAATGTTGGTAGAATAAAGAACAAAGTATATCACATTGAACATTCAAGAACTAATGATTCTACTAGTGCTAACCCATTATTTGACCACAATAATAAACTTTATGATCAACTAAAGTCACTTGACAAAAAAGAAACAATTGAATATTATAAAAATCAAAACTATGTCAAATCACGCACAAAACTATAATAAACCTATTACTTTAATAGGTGTTGGAAAACTTGGTCTTTGCTTTGGGTTAGTGTTACAACAAGCAGGATATAAAGTTCTTATCAAAGATAACAGACAAGAAGTTATGAACGAAATCAAGTCTGTTTATGGCGATCTTTTTTATTTTTATTGATTAAAAACATGAAAAAGATTTTAATAACTGGAGGAAACGGGCTCGTTGGTGTTGCAACAAAAGCATCATTCATTAAGTCGGGATACAAAGTATATTCTCCAACTTCTAAAGAAGTAGATTTAACAATCAAAAAACAGTTTGATGAATTGTTAAACGATATCAATCCTGATGGAATTATCCATTTGGCAGCAAAAGTTGGAGGTGTCAAATCCAACTCAAATCAACTATATGATTATTATAAAACAAATCATTTGATAAATGAAAATGTCATTGATTGTTCTATAAAAAATAAAACAAAAAAAATTGTTTCTTTGTTAAGTACTTGTGTTTATCCAGATAGTGGATATGTAAGGTATCCACTGACTGAGGAACAACTACATTTAGGCCCACCACATGATTCCAATTTTGGTTATGCTTATGCCAAAAGAATGGTAGATGTTATGAGCAGGTCAGCTAGAATACAACATGGTTGTAATTTCGTTACTGCCATTCCAAATAATATTTTTGGTGAAAATGATAATTTCGATTTAGAACATTCTCATGTTGTTCCGGCTTTGATAAGAAAAATTTATGAAGCAAAATTAAACAATCAAAATAGTGTTGAAGTTTGGGGCGATGGCAGTCCTTTAAGAGAATTTACATATTCCAAAGACATTGGACAACTTTTGTTGTGGGTGTATGAAAACTACAACGAAGAAACTCCAATTAACATTGGAAACACTAATGAAATTAGTATCAAAAATCTAGTAGAAAATTTGGTAAATATTATAGATTACAAAGGTAACATAATTTACAATTCCTCTAAATTATCTGGTCAGTTTAGAAAACCAAGCAGTAATCAAAAACTTAGAAAACTTGGGTGCGATTTTGAATACACAGAAATAAATCAAGCCTTAAGAAAAACATGCGAATGGTTTGATGGACACTATCCAAATATTCGAGGAATATGAATCAGAGAAAAGTAGCAATAACAGGAATAACAGGCCAAATTGGGAGTTATTTAGCAGAAGACATTTTAGAAAACACAAATGATATAGTTTATGGTCTTATACGCAGAAGTTCCTCTATAAACACAAAAAGAATTGATTCATTGTATAAAAAATACAATGGTACAAGATTGTTTTTGATTTATGGGGATATGACTGACCCTCTCTCAATTGAGGAGTTCGTTAAAAAATCTGACCCTGATTTGTTTTTTAATCTGGCAGCACAATCTCACGTAAAAGTTTCTTTTGAAATTCCTGTTTATACGGCAAACTGCGATGCTTTGGGAGAACTGTATGTACTGGAATCTTTACACAAGCACAAACCAAACTGTAAGCTCTATCAAGCTTCTACAAGTGAGTTGTTTGGAGGGCAGTTAATAGAAATGCCACCCAATGGATTTTCAGAAACTACTCCTTTTCATCCACGATCACCCTACGGCGTAGCAAAACTTTATGCTTATTGGATAACAAAAAACTATCGAGAATCTTATGGATTTCATGCTTGTAATGGAATATTATTCAACACAGAATCCTCAAGACGAGGGGATACGTTTGTAACAAAAAAAATTACAAATTATGTTTTCGATAACTTAATAAAATGTTTCAATGATGACTCTGAAACTATTACTCCATTGCAACTCGGGAATTTAAACGCGGTTAGAGACTGGAATCATGCAAAAGACTCAGTAAAAGCCATTAGAATGGTTTTGGAGCAACCAAAAGCGGAGGATTGGGTAATTGGTAGTGGAATCACCACTTCTGTTAAAAAATTTATTGAATTGGCAGTGAACATTCAATATAAAAAATTGTTTGTTGTAAACAAAAATATAATAGTTGAATGGCGTGGAGAAGGACTTAATGAAACAGGCTGGATAAACAATAAACTATTTGTAGAAACAAATAAAAAATATTATCGACCAGCAGAAGTAGATTTTCTAAAAGCTAATCCAGAAAAAATTAAATCTATTGGTTGGGTTCCTGAATATAACATCAATCAAACAATTGAAGAAATGCTATCAACAATCGATTAATTTATTATACATTCAATATTCGATACAATAGGCTACTCAATCTTAAAAAATTTGGTGACCTAGTTTGTTTTTAAAAACCGAAACAATTTCATCATCTGGACCAGGAAAACAAACAAAAACTGTTTTCTGGTTTCAATGTGATAATTGTAAAAAAGAATATGTTCCAACAGGGAACGGAAAAGTACAACAAAAGAAAATAAAAAATTTTTGTTCAACAGACTGTTACAACAAGAACCCCAAATCATGTTTAATCTGCTTAAAAGAATTTATCGGAACAACAGGATGCCAAAAAACATGCTCTGATGAATGCCTAAAAAAACATACGTCAAACAGAAAAAAGAAAACAGATCAAGAAAAAATTGTTGATAGACAATGCAAATTTTGCAATCAAACATACAGTCGTTCAAGAGAACGAAATGGATTTTGCTCTAGATCATGTGCATCAAAAAAATACATTCAAGATGGAACATATGATGAATGGAAGAATTATGCTATTCCCAAACAAGGAATAGAAATTAATTGTATAATATGTAATAAAGTTTTTTATATATCACAAGGTTTAATTTCCAAACGATTATGTTGTTCTAGAGTTTGTTCAACAAAATATATTTCTAAAACTTATGTTGGGCCAAAAAATAAAACATTTGGAATAAAACAAAAACAAGAACAAAAAGATAAGCAAAAAGAAACTTTATTAAAAAAATATAATGTTAGCAATGCTTATCAGTTAGCAAAAATAAAAATTAGATCAAAACCAAGTAAAGAAATTTTTGATTTTTTGTTATCAAAAAATTCTAATATTGATTACGAATATCCAATTATTTGTGATTCAAATAGATACAAAGCAGATATTTGCATAATTGATAAAAAAATAATAATAGAATTTTTTGGAAATTATTGGCATTGTAATCCTTTGTTTTATTCATATGATTATTACAATAAAAAAAAGCAAAAGTTTGCACATGAAATTTGGCAAGAAGATAAAATAAGAACAGAAAAACTTGTCAAACAAGGATATAAAGTGATCATTTTATGGGAAAATGATTACATGAAAGACAAAGAAAATAGAATAAATATTCTACAGAAAATCATAGATGAAGAAAAAATATAAAATACTAGCATTATCTGATCATGCGTTGACCAACAAAAGTTAAATAGCGCATATAAAATTGGGTGAATTGCTGGAAACTCTTAAGATGATTGCTCTACAACATAAGTGGAAACGCTAAGTGTGAAAGAATAAAAAGATAATCATCTGTAAAAGACAATCAGCAGCCAAGCCACTGGTCGGAAACGATGTGGAAGGTTCAGAGACTACGGTTATCCTAAAATAAACAAAAATTTATAATGGAAATGATCCGACAGCGCCCAACAAATTTAAAAAAATTTGATGATATAGTCCACCTTCGCAAAACACAAAACGTGTAACTATGCGAAATGTATCAACTTCTGGTGTAGGGAGTCAATCAAGATATTTGTTTCAAGGATTATTGAACACTGGAAAGTACAGCGTCAAACAATTTGGTGGCGCCATGAAGCATACAAATCCAAATGTTGTCATGGTTCCGCCTTATGGCGCTGATTTTGTTATTTTACCAACGCAAGGATTCGGTACACCAGAATTATTAAAAGCAGCACTGGTACAAGAAAAACCTGATGTTTTGTTCTTGTTTACTGATCCTAGATTTTTTATTTGGGTATGGGAAATGGAAGAAGAAATTCATCAAATATGTCCAATAGTTTATTGGCACATTTGGGATAATGATCCCTATCCAGACTTCAATGAAGTGTTATATAAATCGACTGATTTATTAAACTGTATTTCATATAAAACATTTGAACTTGTGAAGCCTCACTTCCCTGAAAAAACAAACTATATTCCACATTCTTTACCAGAAGAACTGTTTCGCCCTCTACCAAAACAAGACGTTTTAAATGCTAAACAAAAATTTTTGGGATTGAATAAGGTCGATCATTTCATTACAACTTGGATTGGAAGAAATGCAATTCGCAAGAACCCAGGACATCTATTGATTGCATGGAAAGAGTTTTTAGACTCACTAGAAGCTAAACACGGTCATCGTAAAGCTACATTGATTATGCATACAGATGCTCCTTCACCAGAAAATGAAGGTCCGAATCTTATCAAAGTAGCAGACACGTTAGGAATACTTCCAAACGTTGTGTTTTCTGTTGAACGAATTGAGTTTGAACATATGAACTTGATTCACAACATATCAGATATAAACATCAATGTTAGTTGCTTACCTGCTGGTGAACTTATTGCCACTTCAAAGGGGTATAAACCAATTGAAACAATTGAAGTTGGTGATGTTGTAACAACACACAAGAACAGACAACGAAAGGTTCTAAAAACTTTTAAAAATCCATTGGTTAATAGAAAAGTGTTTGAAGTAAAATCTTCCAACAACACTCCATTGAAAATTACTGGAAATCACAAAGTAAGAGCAATTCAAAAAAACATTACTCGTCAACATAAGAAAAAATTCTTTATGAATGAACAAATTGATAATCTTGAACGATTTATCAGTTGGGTTCCTGTTGAAGAATTAAAAGTTGGAGACTATGTTGTTTATGATATTCCACAACATAAACAAACAGCCAACCAACTACTAATTGATTTAAAGAAATTTGCTAATTTCAAAGAAAAAGATTGGCATAAAACAATTGTTACTGATTCACAGATTGAACGTGAAGGTTATGTTTCAAATAGATTTGTTAACGTAAATGAAAATTTTGCTTACATTCTTGGAGCGTGGATGGGCAATGGTTCTACAAATAGTTGCAAAGTTACATTCAATATAAATCACACTAAAAAACATCAAAAATACATTGATTGTGTTAAATCTGTATTTCCACATCACACAGTAAATATTGAATCAGAAACAGAAAAAAATCAAGTAAATCTTACCATAAACGGGTATGGTTCAACTACAACGCTTGTAAACATGTTTCATGAATGTTGTGGCATGTATTCTCACAACAAACATATTCCTAGTTTTATTTTAGGCGCTAACAAAGAAATCAAACAAGCATTTCTTGATGGATATCAGGCCGCGGATGGTTGCAGAATTAATGTCACCAAAGGAATGAGTGGAGACACCATTAGATTCAGAACAGTGTCTCATGCAATTGCGAATGATTTACGTGATCTTTTGGCCTCACTTGGACACTGCGTTTCTATGAACTACGAAACCAACAAAGGAAGTCTAAAGCTAGGCCAAAAAAACAAAATTTGGACTATTCAATATATCGAAAGAAAAAACAAGGGAAACAAAATCGGAAATGGTTCATGCCGTACATGGAATGTGAATAACAAATTCATTGTTTCAAGAGTTTATGAAATCAATGAGCTTGAAAACACAAATGGTCAATACGATTTTGTTTATAACTTTGAAGTGGAAGAAGATAATTCATACAACACTGCATCCTTTACGGTAAAAAATTGTGCGGAAGGGTTTGGTGTTCCCACTTGTGAAGCAATGTTTGCTGGCAAACCAATAATTGGTTTAACAACTGGTGGCCAAACCAGACAGTTGATAAATTGGAAAACAGGTGAAGAGAATGGTGTTGCCATGAAACCAGATGCAAGACGTTGTATAGGAACTTTAATGTGCCCATACATCTATGAAGACTTCGTAAACACTAGCACCATTGCAAATGCAATCATGAAAATGTATGATCTTGGCCCTGCTGGTCGAGAAGCTTTAGGTTCAAAAGCAAGAGCATACGCTCTCGAAGAGTTTTCATATAAAAAAATGATTGAGCAATGGGATAATTCTCTAGAAAACATTATTGAAAAATGGAAATCAGACAGAGAATCTGTCTATCAACCTTGGGAAGTAAAGAGTTTATAAATGAAAAGAATATTATTTAGAGGGCCTGTTACAAACTGTTCAGGTTATGCAGTTCACGGAAGACAAATTGCTTCTTGGCTGTTGAAAAAAGAAAAAGAAGGTTTGTGCAAAGTTTGGTTTCAGTGTTTGCCATGGGGACAAACTCACGATTATCTAGACAGTGCTGCATTCAATGGACTCTTAGGAGAAATCTTTGAAAGAAGTGATTGGGAAACAGAGTTTAGATCGAATGGAAAATTTGATTCAACTGTTCAATTACAGCTCCCAAACGAATGGGATATTTCATTAGGAAACTATAATGTTGGTGTTACTGCATTGGTTGAAACAACAATTTGCAATCCTAAATGGATTGAAGCTGCCAACAAAATGAACAAGGTTGTTGTACCATCAACATTCACTAAATCAATCATGACTAATAGTGGATTCATGTTTACTGACGTAGAAGTAGTCCCTGAATCATTTATTGATGAAGTATTGTTACCTGTAGATCAACTACCTGTTGACAAATTCAAATTTAGTACATCATTCAACTTTTTAGCTGTAGCACAACTAACTGGACATACTCCAGAATCAGACAGAAAAAATCTTTTTAACACTATCAAATGGTTTTGTGAAGTATTTGAAAATAATCAAGAAGTTGGACTGGTATTAAAAACCAACAACGGAAGAAACACAAAACTTGATAGACTTTTTTGTGAGCAACTTGTTGGAAAACTTCTAAAAGAAGTAAGAGGAGATAAAGTCTTTCCAAAAGTTCATTTGGTTCATGGACTAATGAGTGACAAAGAAATGGCCGCACTCTACAAGCATCCTTCTATAAAATGTTATGTGTGTTTATCAAGAGGTGAAGGATTCAACATACCAGCATTAGAAGCAGCCGCTTCTGGTCTTCCAGTTATTGCAACAAACTGGTCTGGACATTTAGATTTTTTGAACAAGGGAAAGTTCTTGAAGGTTTCTTATAATCTTGAAAAACTTCATCCTTCAAGATTGGATGATCCTAGACATCCAAGTCCAATTTTTATTGAAGGTGCAGAGTGGGCCAATCCAATTGAAATTGATGCTAAACTTAGACTAAAGAAATTCAAAGACAATTCTTCAATGCCACAACAATGGGCAAAAGAACTTCAACAAACAATACAAAAAGAATTTTCACTACAAAGTATTCACAACATTTACACAGAAAAACTAAAAGAAATATTCTAATGAAAAAAATTGAAGTAGAAAATATTGATGGTGTGGTTCTTGATTCAAAAAAAACCATATCAAAAGTCCTAGAAGAAACAACATATGAATTTATAAATCCTGTCGAACTAGAAGAAAACAAATTACATTATATTTTCTTTTGTAGTGGTGATCCAAGACTAAAACTGACTCAGGGTAAATTTTTAGTTGCTTCTATTACTCCTGAAGGTATTAAAAATTTTGTTTGTTCAATTTCTTTTCATGAAGAAAATCTATTAGATAATGTTTATCTTTTTTCTGTACCAATGAATGACAGTTTATGTGCTATGAACATGAATATAGCTCAAGTGCTCCATCAAACACAAAACATTCCATGGAAAAAACTTGAACCAAAAAACGATGAATTTGGCCGTCCATGGTGGAAAAAATACAAAGATGTCACCAATCAATACATCACCGTAAGAAAAACAAATGAAAAGGGTGAAGTAGAACTAAAATATTATGATGTTTCAAGATTGAATAGAAAAGATGTTGTACTTTTAGTACGCAACTTAATGACTGAAACTAAATCAGAACTCGTAAAAAAAGAAGAATCAAAACTTGATAAAGAATTAAATTATCTAAAACAAAATGTTAATTTAGTAAACTATAAACATGATTATGAAACAATTGTTAAGTTAGAAAACCTGAAACAAGAATTATCAGAAACGCTTAATGTTGCTTCTGATGCAACTGCTGGTTCTGGAAACATGGAAGTCATTCCAAATACTTCTTTGTTAGAAGAGACCTTTTCATCTAAACTTGAATCAAGACTAGGAGAATATGATGATCCTATGACTTCATGGTTTGATGCCACAAGACGAAAAAAAGTTACAGTAGAAGAGTTATGTGGAATGAAAGTTGCTGAACTGAAAACACAAACACCGGAAGGTAAAATAACTGGAATAGATTTTCAAGTAAGAAATGATGGTGAAAAAGCTATTATGAATATTCTTGAAGAAAAAGCGGCGGGAAGTTTACAAAATAAACCTGTTTTATATAAATCACTTGGAGTGCCAGAAACTTTTGTACAAAAAGTAGCTGATAAATTTAATAACAAATCAGAATCAAACTTTCCTGATAAAGTCACTTTCAATGGAGATGAAAACACTATCAAAAAAGCTTTTGATTCATTCTCCGATCGAGCCAAAGCAAACGGTGAAAAAACGATTCAAGAACTTCTCATTCAATTAGAACAAGAAGAAAACAAAGAAGAAGATAAAGTAATTGAAAATATTTTATCTGACGTAGAAAAAAAACCCGAGAAAAAAGACATGATAAATCATCCCAAACACTACACACAAGGAAAAATTGAAGTGTCTGATTTTATCATTGATCAAAAACTAGATTTTTTGGCAGGTAACATTATAAAATATGTTTGCCGCCACAAATTCAAAGGTACGCCCGTTCAGGACTTAAAAAAGGCTCGTTGGTATTTAGATAAATTAATTGAAGTTTCTGAGAAAGAAAATAAATAATTTTATAGACAACTATATAATTAGTGCGTAAAACTATTATGTGACAATCAGTACAATAGTTTTATCAACAATTTTAGGAATCACTGTCATTGCGGCAGTGGTTCTTTTTTTATTGTTACGCAAAGTAGTTTTTATGATAAGTGACTATAAATTAAAACTTGAATCATGTATATCTACAATGGATATAAGCTTATTAGAAGTTCATCGAGTTCTACAGACTCCTGTAAATGAAGATAGTGCAGAGATACGTTTAGTGGTAGCTGCTTTAACAAGAAGTAGAAAATCATTATTGGAATGCATTGAAATACTTGATCCATCCGTTGTTATTGAACCCTCGAAAAATCTTGAAACAAAAGAAACTTAATGAAACGCAAACGCACAGTTAGTACAACAACAAGCAAATCCATTGATAAACAAAAAACATTTGAAGAGTTTGATCAAGTTTATTTAGACTATGGAGCATATGAATTAGATGCTACAGCAAAATCAGAAGAAGCTTCTAGTGTTGTAAAAAAGAAAAAGAAAAAAACCATTGAAAGAAAACCTGATCCTCAGAAAAAAGGTATCAAGTATTTCGATGAATCACATCAACAAGCTGTATGTGATTATCAAGATGCTCCAGAAGAAAAAATAAAACAACAAATTTATTCTACAAAACTTTATCCAGCTTTCGATTCATTAGTTGATAATCTTATAAACGTTTATAGATTTGAAGTTGCAAACGAATCAAAACAAGATTTAAAAAATGAGTGTTTAAGTTTTCTTTATCAAATGGTTCACAAATTTGATAGAACAAGAGGAACAAAAGCGTTTTCTTATTTTAATGTGTCAGCAAAAAACTGGTTGACAATTAAGTCAAAACAAAACTCAAAAAAAGTTTCTCAACATGTTTCTATTGATGAACCTGATTTGTTAAGTTCTCATGAATTACAAGTATTAGAAAACTTTAAAGTTGTTCTGGCTTGTGATGAAGTTGTTTCTACTGAAGAATTTAATAGCTCAGTAGAAAACCTTATGAGAAAACTTGAATTTAAAGCATTGACTGTTACTGAAGTTGATTGTATTCGGGCTATCAAATATTTGTTGGATAATGCTCAAAATATTGACTTAGTTAATAAAAGAGCAATTACTGTTTATCTAAAAGAAATAACAAATCTTCAACCAAAACAACTTTCAACTGTAATGTCTTCTATCAGAAAAAAATACAAAGAAATTGTTTCTGAAGAAGCAAATTACATCCAATATAGAAATGAATAATGTCTAAAGTACCTACACAAGAACAAATTTCAAAAGATGTAAATGATTATCTTGATCCCGTTGATGCAAAAACAACTTATAAAAAAAGGGATGAAAAACTTGCAAAGTTTTCTGATTTACTAGATTCTTTATCTTCAATTGAAGACAAGAAGAAAGCATTGTGGAAAGAAATTTATGAAAATGCAATTACAGACAGAGATAATGCTTATATGTTGTATTGCACATTATATGTTCAAATAATGGGCAAAGATGAAACAACACATTCAATTCTTGGACAAATTATCAACAAATATCTTGAAAGAATGTCTAAGTCTAACGATCAACTTATCAAACTTGCTGAACTAATTGCTGCTGCTGAAACAAAAAACGAAGTAACACCAGATGATATGTTTAACATGATTCAAGAGAAGTAATGATAAATCAATTTAATGCATCGAGAAGAGTGGCTGGTGGCGCCACAAACAACATTGATCAAGAATTGGAAAACATTCGTCGTCAAGGACAGTTTCCAATTCTTCGGCGTGCAGTTGTTATTGATGTTTTCAATGATCCTAGTTTAATAACAGATAATAAAAGAAACGAATACATTGATATTCTTTCCAATCCAGAATATGTTGGAGTTATTCCAAAAAACGCAATCATCGGACAGATGATTTCTGGTGGAGACGGCATTGGAACACAAACATATAAAATATTTTTCCCAATATTACCACCACATATTTCAGTGCCTTTAAAGCCAGGGGAAGAAGTGTTTGTTTTGTTTGAAGACCCTTTTCTCGATACAAATTTTGGATTTTATATTGGCAGAATACCTGAAGGTATTGGTGTAGATGATATAAATTACACTCATGGAGAACGAAGATATGATCCATTAGTTGATCCTACAAATGTTACTCCTGCAAAAGTTAGAAGACTTGATAAACCAGACATTACTCCAAGTTTTCAAAACGGCCTAGGATTTTCTGAATCTTTTACAATCAATTCACAAGAAATAAGAAATCCTGCTGAAGTGTTTGATGACATTGTAAAGAATTCTACTGCAAATAAAAACATTACTTATGAACCTGTTCCTAGGTACACAAAACGTCCAGGGGATTTAGTTCTACAGGGTTCTAATAACACACTTATTTCTCTTGGTGAAGACAGAACAGGAAACGCTGAACGCAAAGAAAACACTCCAACAAATGATAAAAGAAACAAAGCCGGATCAATTGATTTAGTTGTAGGAAGAGGAAGAGTTCAACCTGAAAATGAAAACATTGATCCTGGCACTTCACAAACTTCTCCGACAGCTCCAAGAGTAATTGAAAACACTCGTCGAAACAAAGAAACGCTCAAAACACCTTGGCTTGTTTCTAAATTAGAAAACAACAATGAAGGTGATCCTGATTTCATTAGAGACATGTCAAGAATTTATGTTTCTATGAAAACATCTGGTGATAAAAACTTCGGAACAGATCAACAAAAAATTGGGATAGAAGGTCTAATAAGACCCATAGAAGATCAATTTCAAGAAGAAGGCGCCCCTTATCTAATTGCAAAATCAGACCACGTTCGTTTAATCGCAAGAAATAATTTGGAAGGAGATGCTAGCAGCACAACTACAAAAGGTGACATTAGAATTATAAAAGAAGGTCAAAAAACTGATGATCTTGCCATGATTGTTTTAAACAGTCAAGGAGAACAACTAATTGTTGGAAAAAACATTCAAATAAAAACCACAAACGCACAAGGTAAAGTTTATATTGCAACAGAAGGTACAAACACAAATGAACCTTATTTGCTTTATTCAAAAACCAAAGAACTGATTGAAATCTTAGAAGCACAAATTCTAAACTTGAAAGATGCATTATTGCAAATTGTTTCAACTGTTGCAATGGCCGCACCTACTTCTGTATGCCCTCCAGGTGGCCCTGATCCTGCCTGGGCGACACTCGTTACACTTCTTCAGACTAACCCATTGTTACAAACAGCGAACCCTGCAAGCCTAATAAACTTGATTCAGACAGGTCAATCCGAAACTGCCGTTTCTACTACTCCACCATCAATAACAACTTTATTGTCAAAAGACAATCCAAATTCAATAACTTCAAAACAAATTTTCGGAAAATAATGTTAACAGTAGAACAGTTTGTAAATAATTTAATAAACACTTTTTTTAATCTTCCTGTACCACAACCACAACCTGCCACAAGTCCAGAAGCAACATCAGAACAATTTCAACAACGTACTAACGCTTACAAACAACAGTTGGCACAGAATTTATCTCAATTGATAAATCATCAAATAGAATCAGTTGTAAATCAAAAAATTCAAGAACTTGTAAACGCTAATTCTGGTTTAGTAATGCCAAGTTATCCAACAGCCACTTCATTACCTTCAAACGAATAAATTAAACTATCATTATTTATTTTTGTTATGACGAATAAATCATTAAAGTCATTTATTAAATTAAAACTAAATCAAGAAGCAAAATTTAACATCAATGATTTTGCCAATCCTGCTGAACTAGACAAAGATAAATTTGGTTTGTTTGGGACCAATATTGATCCTTATGTTGTCACTGACAAAAGAGGAAAAACAATAGAAGGAAAACTGGAAAGATTGAATGATGTTTTACGTCAAAAACTTCAAATGTTGGGATGTGGTTCTTCAAGATGTACTTATATCCTTGATTCTAAAAAACTTATTAAAGCCGCAAAAAACATAAAAGGCATCGCACAAAACGAAGCAGAGTTTTCTTTCTTCAAGAAAAACCCAACGCTTCATTCAATTTTACCAACAATTTTTAAAACAGACGGCAAAAATAATGTTTGGATGATTGTTGAGTTAGTGAATCCATTTAATGAAGACAGTTATGATAAATGGTATGACGCAACAGGATTTGAATATGGGTTTTTAGAGCCTGTCGCCATGGCAATGATTTATGAAAAAATCACAGAGATTAGTGAAATTTTTGAATACTATAAAACATATCAAGAAAAGTATGGAACACAAGGATTGCAAGACAAAGGTTTACCACCAACTGATGAAATTGCAGAAGCATTTAAAGAACATCTAAATTATGTAATAGAATTTGTAAACACTAAAATAAAATTATTAACAAAAGCCCAATTGGCTATGGGTGATTTGACTTCATCTTTAGAAAATTGGGGAATAACAGCAGACCAAAGATTAGTTTTATTGGATAGTGGTTTCACGGAAAAAGTTAGTGATAGTTTTTATCCCCAAGAATAAAAATGTCTGATATTAATCAAGATACAGTCTTTCGAGACTTTAAAAATGTTGGAGTTAGAAAATACTCTAATTCTTATAATGCAGAAAAATCTCAACCAGAACAAGTGTTTATTGGCATTAAAACACCCATGGAATATGGGACTGTTGAAGGTGTTTTTGCAATGCATGATAGTTTGGTAAATCAAATTCATGATAATTTAAAAAACTTGATATTGACCAATCATGGTGAAAGAGTTGGTTTATATAATTTTGGTGCAGATTTACTGCCATTGACATTTGAACTTGTTTCACAAGATAACTTTGATGATGAAGCACAAGTAAGAATTAATACAGCAGTTCAAACATACATGCCATTTATTCAACTAGAAGGATATCTTTCTAGTTTTGATCAACAAAACAATGCATATACAGCCATCTGTTTGATAACAATAAAATACTCTATACCATCTTTAAATGTTTTTGGCAAGCAACTTCAAGTTGTAATGTATATTATTTAATAGTTTTTATAAATTATAGTCATGACATCCAACAACAACAAAAAGCAAGCACTTAAAGAAGTAAGAGCTAGAAATTTTTTAGCAAAAGATTTTGATAGCTTAAGAGCCAGCTTGTTATCTTATGCTAATCTTTATTACAAAGATAAAATTAAAGATTTCTCTGAAGCTGGTGTTGGAGGAATGTTTGTTGATTTGGCCGCTTATGTTGGCGATGTTATGTCATTTTATTTGGATCACCAATTTCAAGAGCTTGATCCAAATACTTCTATTGAATCAAAAAACATCCAACGTCAACTCGCAAATGCTGGTGTAAAAATTGTTGGAGCTTCTCCAGCAGTTGTTAAGTGTGATTTTAAAGTTATTGTTCCTGCTGATCCAACCAATAGACAACAACCATTGTTAGCTGCTTTACCAATTATACTTGCAACAACAGTTGTAACAGCAGACAATGGAGTAACATTTGAACTCACAGAAGACTTAGATTATTCTGAAACAACAGAAGATGGCAAACTGCTAGCCGTACAAGAAATTGCCGCAGTGGATAATACCACTATTCCTACCCACTATTATCTAACAAGATCAGGGGTATGTATTTCAGGACAACGAGCCTTGGAAACTCTATATAATGGATCGTTTGTTTCCTTTAAACGATTTAGTTTGGCCAACAAAGACGTGACTGAGGTTGTGTCTGTTAGAGATTCATTGGGAAATGTTTATTATGAAGTTGATTATCTTACACAAGATTCTGTGTTTGTTGGAATAAAAAACTATTCTACAGATGGCTCAGAAGTTTCTGAGAATATGCAATTACTACCATGTCCTTATCGTTTCACAAAAACAATGGATGTGCAAACAGGTGTTACAACATTAACATTTGGTGGCGGGAATGCAGAAACAACTCAAGAAGATATTATTCCTGATCCTAGTGAATTTGCAGTTCCATTATATGGAAAACAAACATTTACAAGATTTTCTCTTGATCCAAGCAAACTTCTTCAAACAAATACTTTGGGAGTTATAGCTGAAAATGCTAGTATCTATGTTTCGTATCGTTATGGTGGTGGTTTAAAACACAACGTTTCACCCAATTCTATTTTAAATGTCTCATTGTTGCAAATGTCTTTCCCAGGCTCGCCTCCATTAGCAATGATGCAGGAAATTCGTGCCAAGGTAGAAGTAACAAATCCTGAAGCTGCTAGTGGCGGTGAAGATGCTCCAACAATCAATGAACTGAAAACAAAAATTCCAGCTTCAAAAAATGCTCAAAATAGAATTGTAACCAAAGAAGATTTACTTGCTAGAGTTTATACAATGCCCTCAAATTTCGGTCGAGTTTTTAGAGCTGGTGTAAGAGCGAACACCAACAATCCACTGGCCACACAATTGTTTATTGTTAGTAGAGATAACAATGGAAACTTAACTGTTTCACCAGACTCATTAAAGAAAAACTTAGTAACATATCTAAACAGTTATAGAATGATATCAGACGCCATTGATATCTTGGATGTAAAAATTGTAAACCTTACAATTGATTTCAAAGTGACAGTTGATTTGGCTTACAATAAATCTGTTGTAATTCAATCCGTAATTGATAAACTTGTTGAATATTTTAATATCAAAAATTTTGAAATTGATCAACCAATTGTTTTAGCTGACATAACCAATGTTATATACAACAGTGAAGGAATTCTTTCTGTTGAATCAGTAAGAGTTAAGTCAAAAACAGGTAATGTTGGTGAAAGAACATATTCAAATAATTTTTTTGATGTTGATTCAAACACAATAAAAGGAATTGTTATTCCACCTCCTGGGGGAATGTTTGAAATAAAATATCCAGATGATGACATTATAGGAAACAGTATATAATTCGTATTTAGAACAAGAATCATGTTCAGAATACTAAAGTGTACCAAAGACAATTATCTGGTCTCTAAATACATCAACACAGCTTTACGAACAAACTCTAACGTTGGTCAAGCTGGTACACTTGATTTATTTAAACTGTATGATGAAACAATAGTTCCAGGGATTACCTCCACAATCACTGAAACAACCAGATTGTTAACTAAGTTTGATTATTCTCCTTTATCATCTTTAACATCTTCCATAATAAACATTAATTCACCTTCATTTAATTGTGAACTTCAGATGTTTGACATTTATGGTGGCCAATCGGTTCCTTCTAATTTTACGTTAGAATCTTTTCCACTTGCCAAATCATTTGATGAAGGAATTGGAATGGACATTGTTTCATTTAAAGATTTTGATACGTCCAATTGGATTACTGCATCTAAAAATCCAACGGTTGTTACTTGGGGATTGCCAGGAGCAAATTCAAAAGGTGGATTGGGTGGCCCAGGAGACATAGATGTTTATGTTTCTGGAAACTTGTTAGATGGGAATGGCGTTGTTTCTTTCTCCCGAACACAATCATTTTCGACTGGCCAAGAAAACTATTCAATTGATGTAACAAAATTTGTATCAGCAAGCCTTGTTGGAACTTTAACAAATCATGGATTTAGAACAAGTTTTATAGAATCAGAAGAAACAGATAACATAACAAGATTCGTAAAGAGATTTGCTTCAAGACATGTTAGAGATCAAAGAATTAGGCCACGAATAATTGTTCGTTATGATGACTCAGTTCAAGACAACACATCAGATTTGTTGATTGGTGTTCCTAATGTTGTTACTCTAACAAACCTTGTTCGTGGAAACGCACAAAATGTTTTATCTGGTTCTAATGAACTAACAGGTTCAAATGCTTTCAGTTTAACTCTTTCATTAATGTCTTCTAGTATTCCTTACAGCATTACTGTCCCTGTTTCACAAAAAACAAACAATGGAAATAATTTAACTGGATATTATTCAAGTACATTTACAATTTCAAACACTCATGCGGCTATTACTTCTTCATTGATTAACTCTTCGAGTTTGAAATTCAAAGCGGATTGGAAAAGCAATGATCAATCGGTTTCAATTGATTCTAAAATATTTTACATTGATCCTGTAGTACCGCAGAGTTCCACAAACACAAGCAGAAGACTTGTGTTGAATGTAACAAACCTAAAATCTTCTTATTCAATTACAGAAGTTGTAAGATTTAGGGTTTTCTGTTTCGACCAATTTACATTGTTCACTCCAAACTCTCCTGAACGAGTTCCAAAAGAAACAGAAAGTTTGATATTCACAAATATACATTTCAGACTTTTAAATGAAAACACGGGTGATGTTTTAATACCGTTTGACACAACCTATAATTCCACAAGACTAAGTTGTGACAAAGAAGGAATGTATTTTACTATGTATATGTCAGACTTAGATGTTAACCAAACCTATCGTTTAGAGTTTATGACAGTTGAATCAAACAGAGAAGTTCAAATCACAAGCACAGAATTTCTTTTTACCGTAGAAAAATAATCCATTCGTTATTACATTGCAATCAATAACGATCAAACTAAAAATTGATTTAGTTATTGATTGCAAACAATGTCTTCAAAAAACAATTTACTTTTCAACAGACCTACTAGATTTAATTCTACTCTGATACAAGACCTTGTGCAGTCTCCGAGTGTTTTAAATGCTACTCGTAGTTCTTTTTTTTCAAGTTCTATATCTGTGAAGCCTAAATTTGATTACAGTCCAGAAACATCTGGCATGAAATCAAGTCAGCAAACAAAAACAGATTTTAGTAAATTTCAAAATCATGTTTTTTTCAATTCGGCGGAAGTGGCAACGAATGTAGCTTTTGAAAAAATTTCCAACAATTTTCCTTTTGATGGAACTAAAGAAAACTATCAAACTTTTTTTGATGGATTATCAGGATATGAAAACTATGTCTTTGAACAAATGCCAAAATCAAAAAACTACCTGTACTTTTCGGGTAGCACTGATGGAAGCAATAATGGAACTTTTTTATCTGTAAATGATTATGCTGGCTCAACTGATGCATTCATTTCAAAAAACGTTACAGGTGAAGGTGTATTAGACCCTGGACAAAATTCAATGACAACAGAATTTTATTTGTTTGTACCTCCACAATCAAATGATACACAAAACATTTTACAAAAATCTGCTGTTCAAAACAATGGATCATCTCAAGGTTTTACTTGTTGGTTGTTACCAACAGCTTCATTGACTGAAACCAAAGTAAGATATGCTTGTTATTCTGGCTTAAATGATATTTACGTCGATATTCCCATTACCAAAGGGACATTCAACCATGTTGCTGTTGTGTGGAACAGAGAGCCATTATACAATAAACTTTATGGATATCTAAACAGTCAGTTGGTTTCTAGTTCTTCTACTATTTATAGTTTTTCCAACTTTAATTTTTCTACTGCTTCTTTGTTGATTGGTTCTGGATCAACTTTTGGTTATAGTCAAGGTACTGTAACTTTTCAGAATACTTTGTCCGGTGCTCTTGATGAATTAAGAATTTATCACAAAGCTAAATCACAAGAAGAAATAAAACAATATCAAAACAAAAATGTTTATGCTGATAGCACCTTAAAACTTTATTATAAGTTTAATGAACCAAGTGGAAGTCAATCAAGTTTAATTCTTGATAGTTCTGGAAATTCATTACACACTTATTTGTCCAATTTTGGTTTCACAAATAACGTTCGAGATGTTGGTCAACAAAAAATTGGCTTACCAACACCAGTGGTTTATGAAAAATCTTTGTTAAATCCAAATTTGTTTGGAACTCATCCCGATTTTATTTCATTGAATACACAACTTTTAGCAAGTGCATCTGTTTACGATGAATTTAATCCAAATTTGATAACAAGATTAATTCCAAAGCATTATCTTTTACAAGGACAACACGCAAGTGCTTTGGGATCATTGAATGGACCTTTAGTTGATGGATATACTGTATCAGGCCCATTTCGTGGTGGTGAAATTGGAACATCACAACCAATTCTATATTTGCTATACACTTGGGCACAATTTTTTGATGAAATAAAAATATTCATTGATTCCTTTTCAAATCTATATTCTGTTGACTATGATTCTGATGAAACAGTTCCAGACAACATGTTGCCATGGCTTGCAAAACAATATGGCCTAGATTTGAGAAATTTGTTTGACGATGCAAACATTGCTCAATATGTTGAAGGCGAAAATGTTGAAATTGATATAAGCAATAATGAATATTCTTTAAGAAATATTCAAAATCAACTTTGGAGAAGATTGCTTACAAATCTTCAAGATATTATTAAGTCGAAAGGAACTCTGCATAGTGTTAAATCACTAATCAGATCATTTGGAATTGATCCAGATTCTAATTTCAGAATCAGAGAATATGGTGGTCCTTCTATAAGAAGCATTACCAACAGTCGTGACTCAAAAACAGAAATTTCTTCAATGTTAAGTTTCAACGAAGAAGTGTCTGGTTCTATAAAAACTCTTATATTGTCAGGAACAAGAACTGAACCTGGATATCCTTATGCTTCGGGAAATGGTTCAACAGATGGTTTGTTTTTATCAGGTTCATGGACTATCGAAGGAACCTATAAACATCTTACATCTTCAATAGAACCTTATCAATCATTAGGAAGACTTGTTTCTACTTCTTCTTTAGGGGAAGTTACGACAACAAATGTTATTCTTGAATACAATGATGAACCATTGCTGTGCAACCTTCATTTGTTTACTAGAACTACAAACAACACTGGAAGTTTAATAACTCTTTTAAATGTTCCTGTAACAGATGGTGGAAGATGGAATATATCTTTTGGAAGATATAGATCAGACGATCCTACATTAGCTCCTTACAACACTCCTGTTTCTTCTTCTTGGTTTTTAAGAGCCGCCACACAAAATCAAGGTTCGTTGCTTGGAACATACCTAACAAGTTCATTTATCAATGATCGTTCATCAACAAACTATCATGAAACAACTGGTTCAATATTTTTGATTGGTAGTTCATCAATCAATACGGCTCTTTCCTATGGCCTCAATGACTTATCTATTAATTCTGTAGCAAGAACAATAACCTACAGATCAAAGTTCTCAGATTTTAGAGTTTGGACTAAAGCTTTATCTTCTGATGAATGGCTTGAGCACGTAAGAAATTATAAATCTTTGGGAGTTTCAAACAGTGAAGTTAATTTTAACTTCGTAACAGCATTGTCTGGAAGTTTTCAAAAACTAAGAATTGATGCTCCAACAAAACAACTAATCACAACGACTGATGGAAGTGGCCAACTCTCATTGTTTGATTATTCACAAAATAACTTAAACTTAATTGTCTCAGGATTTACTCCCTTAAAACAAATAATATTGCCTGAAACAATTTATTACAGTTACTTGTCGCCAAAATTTGATGAGTTTTCATCAAATGAAAAAGTTAGAGCCAGAAGTTTTTTGAATGAAGAAAACATTGATTTGACAAATGGTTCATATGCTAATGTTGCTCCCGTGTATGAAATTCCAAAGAACGAAGAACCAACTGATAATGTGAAATTTTCAATTGATTTCTCTGTCGTTGATGCACTAGATCAAGACATTGTTAAAATCTTTTCTTCTTTGGATCAATTCGACAACTACATTGGAAATCCAAATTTGTTGTTCGGACAAGACTACCCAGACTTGGAATTTCTTCAAGATGTTTATTTCCATCGTCTTACTGAGAAAATGAATGTTAAAGGATTTTTTGAATTCTATAAATGGTTTGATCTAAAAATTGGAACAATCATTACTCAACTCTTACCAAGAAAAACAAACTACCTTGGAACAAATTTTGTTATAGAACAACACATGCTGGAAAGAGCAAAACTAGAATACTATTATTCAGATATCTACCAGGGGCCTCAGAATCGAATAAACGAGACGATCCTTATCAGGCAACTAATAGGCAAAATAAATCGATTCTAAACTCCTTTATACTTCAACAAACAGTATTCTACATCAACAGTGAGCACCGATCTCTTGGTTGGTGCTTTTTCCTTTAAAGTTTCTTACATACAACTACAAATCGACATAGCGTTCCTTAAAAAACATATGGTCACGTTATACAAATCTGTGACCAGACAGCAATAAGAAAGAACAGATAATAGTATTAACAGTTAACTTTAAGTTAATATTTTCTTTGTTACTTTCTTTTACCGAACTGATGTTTTTTATTTTTTTTGAAACCTAGTTTATCCAAACTAATAAAACGTATATCTTTCTTATTTAATAAAGCAAGCCATGGCAACTTTTGATCCAATTGTTTTACAACAAGTTTTTACACAAATGTCTGCGACTCTTGAAACAATAAACAAGAGTACGAAACAACTTGCTATTAATGTTCAAGGGTTGGGAAAAGCATTTGATTCAATAGATACGAATCAATCTATCCGTGATTTAGAAAGGATGAACGAAGTCCAAGACGAAGTTTCAAGCTCTAGTAAATCTATGACTGATACTTTGAAAACGGCTTTTAATCAAACTGGTGGAAATGCAAAAGCAGCTAGTGGTAGTTTTGATAATTTGTCTATTAGAGTTACCAAAGTAAAAGACGCTTTAGTAAAGCTTGTAGAAGAAAATGAATTTTTAAGTGGTATTGTTGATACTGTTAAGTTTATGGGCGCTTCTTTCAAAGGAGTTTGGGGTGTCATTAAAAGTTTAACGGGTGGTCTGTTTATGATGGCCAAGTCAATCATCAGTATACCATTTCAGATGCTTTCTAGTCTTGTGAAAGAGGCTGATGCTGGTGGAGGTGGCAATGAATTAGCTGCCGCCTACGAAAAGGTGCGTGAAGAGTTTGGTAGTTTTAAAGAAGCAACGTCTAGAGACGTAATTGCTTCAGCAAGAAGCATGAAAGGAGAATTGGCAAACACAGGATTGTCAATTTATAAAACCTTTGGTGGACTAGCACAAAGACTGGATTATTTTAGAGAACTGGCTCAAGCAATGGGCGCGACGTTTGGTGTTTTGTCAAGACAGTTTGCTGAAAATGCTGAAGCTATTGGTGCTTATCAAAAAGGTTTAGGCTTGTCCAATGAAGCTATGAAAGCTATTGGTGCTAGAGCATTTGCTACAGGCACCCAGCTAACAGAATCATTGCGTGAAGTTGGAAACTATGCTTTACAAATGGGTCAATCATTTGGTATTTCATCAAAACTAATTTCTAAAGACATTGGTGAAATGATGGTGGACTTCAAACACTTTGGTGGTCTTGGAGTTAAAGAGATGGCCAATCTTTCTGTTTATGCTCGTAGATTGGGTATTGACATGAAAGGTGTTCTTGGAGTTGTTGATAAGTTTGATAATTTTGAAGATGCCGCACAAGGCGCTGCTCAATTATCACAAGCGTTTGGTTTGAATGTTGATGCAATCAAACTAATGAATGCACAAAATCCTGCTGAACGAGTAGAGATGTTAAGAAAAAGCTTCTTCGCTGCTGGAAGAAGCATTGAAAACATGACACGTCAAGAACGTAGATTGTTGGCCTCACAAACAGGTTTGGATGATGCTGTATTGGATCAGGTGTTTTCTTTGAAAAATCAAGCTTTGAGTTATGATCAAGTTACAAAGAAATCAGATGCAGCTAAAAAGTCTCAATTAAATCAAACTCAAGTATTAAAACAACTATCAGACAACATTCAAAGATTAACTCAATCGGGTAGCTCTGGAATGGGTGGGTTCTTTGAACGTTTCTTGCAAGGTTTTGCGAAAGGTATAAGGAGATCACAAGAATTCCGAGAGTTGATGAGAAACTTAAGGATTGATTTAAGAGCCACTATGCAAGCAGGTATGCAAGTGGGTAGAATGTTTGTTGATATGTTCCCTGGAGTAAAAGATATTCTTGGGGGATTAAGAGATATTTTTAATCCAAGAGCATTCAAAAACATGTTGAATGGTGTTGTTGGTTCATTCAGAGCATTCTTTACTGCAATGACAACAAATCCTCAAACAGCATTGCCTAAACTTTTAGAAAGTTTATTGCCTAAACTTTTAGAAAGTTTGAAGAAAAACTTTTTTGATTTCTTCAACACAAGAAGTTCTGCCGGACAAAAAGTTGTTCAAGGATATAAAAAATTCTTTACTGCGATTGCTGATATTGCTAAATCTGGACTAAAACTTGCTTTTGATTCTTTGAAAAAAGGATTTAACTATCTTACAGCATTGATGAAAGGTGAAGTGAGTGTAGGGTCAATTGGCGACACAGGCGGATTTGTTGGTAAAGCAATTCACGCTATTGTTGGTTTCTTTGAAGGAACTGGTGGTACTGAAATGCTTGAAGCTGCTGGAACAATGTTTAAAACACTGTTTCATAAACTTGTTGAAAAACTACCCGGAATAATTGGACCTGCTGTTCCTGGGATGGCTGCCGCATTGTTTGGTCCTGCAACAGCCAGAGCGCTTATTGAAGCGGCATTACCATTAGTCATGAAAGGTATTGGTGGTGCTATTACGGGTGGGGGTGGTGGATTAATAAGGGGTTTGTTCCAAAGAGCAAGGGGAGTTGATCAGGCCGCTTCAACTGTAAGCAGAACAGCAGGAAATGCTCAACCACCAGCAGCACTAGGAGCACAACAATCACAAGCTCTTACAGAAGGAATGAGCAATTGGGAAAAATTTGGAGTAAGCACTGCTGTTAAAGTTGGTTTGGTGTTGGTTGCTGTTGCCACTGCATTGGCTGTTGGTGGTGTAGAACTAGCATTGGCAATCAGAGCAATGAGTGCAATTCTTGAAGGTTTATCAACTTCAAGTATTTTGAAATCAGTCGCAGTTTTAGGCGCAATGTCTTTGATTATGATTCCTTTGGGACTCATTGCAAAAACAATGGGTGATCTAAATCCAGGCAAAACTCTTAAGAACTTTGCTGTTCTATCTGCAATGTTGTTAGCTTTAGGTGGAGTTTCTGCTGTTATTTTCTCAATGATGGGTCAACTTGACGAAAAGAAAATAAGCATGGGTACAAAAGCAATCATGGGAATGAGTGTTCTTATGCTTGCTATGGTACCACTTGCATTAGCTGGAGTTTTAGTTGCGAAAATTCCACAAGGAGAAGTTGTAAAAGGTCTAGGAATGATGGGCCTTGTTTTGGCAGGTTTAGCGGTTGTTAGCGCTGGTATTTTAGCATTGTTGAGTTTGATTCCTGAAAGCAAACTTAATGCCGCTGCTGGTGCCATGGAAAAAATGAATGTAGTAATGCTTTCAACCATTCCTGTTATTGCTGCTGCTTCATTGATTGGTTTAGCTATTTCTGCATCAGGAGGTATTGCTGCTGGTGTTATTGCTGTTGGTTTAGCGGCAATGGTTGCAGCAATGGGTTCAATTGCTGTAGCAATCGTTGGAATTATGAGAACAATTGATGCTGTACCAATTACTTCAGGATTCAACAAAAAAGTAGAAGGATTCACTGCCATCATGAAGGGTCTTTCAGAATTTACTTCTGTGTTTGGACAAATCATGAATTCAATTCGTCCAAGTTTAGTTGAAGTTTTGCGTGGCGAAACAATGTCAGCAAACATTGAAAGATTTAGACAATTCATAACAAATCTTATTGGTTCTAGAGATTCTGGACTGATGGGTCTTATTTCTAGTATTACTAGAACAATCGGTGACATTCCAATGTCAGACCTTCAAAAAATGGCACCATTTACTGCTGTTTTGGCCGGGGTAGCGGATTTGATGAAAACAATGCAAGGTCCATTGTCTGAAATCAATTCTGGCTCAGGTATAATTGGTTCTATTATGGGAAGTGATATTCCATTGAATCTTTCACATATTGCGACTTTTGCTGATACGATTAAAGATAGCACAAGAGGTTTGATTCGTTCTTTGTTGACTTTGATGAGCGAAGTACAAGACCCTGATAAAATTGCCAAACTTGCTCAACCGTTCGCCGCTGTTATGCA